CATGACTATCCTGTATCGTCATCTGGCATACGGCGGCGCACATCCTCTGTACGCTCTCAGGCTTAACTATATAGCAACTCATATCAATCTGCTAATTCAAATTTATGAAACGTATAATATCCGTCTTCGTCCTTTTCACATAACTCATTTATGAGAGATTCGACATCCTCTTCGGTTTCAAACGGTTCTGCCAGTCTTGTCTTTTATATAATCCTGCAAATCATCGAAATCCTCGAAATACTCTTCATCGTTATTTAATTCTATTGTGTACTGGTCAAAGAAGTATTTCCCATTTTCGTCGTTTGTCGTGTAATTGTCCATTCCGGGCTCCTGGCATTGATAGTAAATATTTATGCCTTTATATTTACTCTCAATAAATGCCCTCCAATCATCGAGTTCTCCCCAAGCAGCTTCAACGCATAGATGCAAATTTCCTTCATCATCTATGTAAGGCGCCGTCTGTAGCCATCCTCGGCTGTATACCTTTCTCCAATCACCGCCAAGAGATACCACAACATTCCCTAGCCAAGTATTTTCTACATGATCCGATTCACCATTGGAATTATCACGGGATATCGTTTTCTTTTTGCCGTCGATATATTCCTGAAATCTGTCGTATAAGTCACGGACTTGCTTTCATCGCCAGTGACAACGTAATTCACATCAGCCCAGTTCGGCATTACGCTGCCCTCCTTTCTGCATAGACGAAACCGCCTTGGTGGAATATCTTTCGACCTTTCCCACTCGTTCAACAACTGCTCGTTGTGAGCCTTATAATAGAACTCTGCCACCACATCGTAGTGGCTGCTAATTTTCCCCATGATTATGCGTATATTGGTTTGAATATCAGGGCTTGCGCTCTCTTAACTCTCTCATCGGATGCTCTCTGCACGGCTTCGGCGTGCTGCTGGGCGATTGACTTTACTCCTTGCGGAACTAATGGCACAAGCTGTGCTGATACACGCTGCGCTATTAACTCAGGCGTATTCGCCATTCTGCGAAGACGGCATTTGAAATTATGCTCTATCTGAGATTTTGTACCTGATGTTGCAACTCTGACGACGTTCTTGCCGTTGATGATAATTCTTGCTCTCATAGCTGTATTTTTTTTGATGATGTGTTTATGCTGCCTTTGACTCTTTTTTCTTGTATGTCTTGGTATTGACTGCACTTAGATTAAGTCCCAACTCCTTGCATACTTCATCCAGACGTTTCTTGGAGAAGAACCATCCGATATGTTGCGCTTTGCATCTTCTTCCACGTATTTGCTCTCAGGAATCTTGTCGCTCTCTGCAAGGGCGCAATAAGAACCCTTCAAGCCCGTCCTTCCGAGCTGCTTGGCTATAGGTTTCGTGTTTCCCCATAAGATAAAGCAATTGTCGGAATAGTCCGAGATGTGGAGGTCGTATCCTCAGCAAGACTCTTCTTTGCGGATGTGGCTTTTGCGACTGCCTTTGGAGCAACTGGCGCAACCGCTTTGGCTGGTGCAACTGCTTTCTTTGTCTTCAACGTAACGGTCTTCGTTGATTTTGCCGTTGCGAACGTGCTCACCTTGGAATGGTAAGCATCCATTAAGCTCGTCAGTGCCTCGTCGTATAAGGCAGCTGCTTCTGAAACGTTTGATACACTACTGAACAACTCTGAAAACATAATATTGGCTATGCGGAGAGACGCCGCACAAGCTGCCGGAAAAATGTTTTAATTAAGTTTTGGCTCTGTAATAATCGCGCCACATCCGAGCCGTGACGGTGTGCGATATGGTTCATTTGAATTTCTTGTATTGCTCCCTTACGAACCGCCCGATTGTGAAGGCGCATCTGCTTTCAATCGGGTAAAGGTGATACCACGGCTGTCTGTAAGCACGTGACCTCTGCTTTGCTCATCATCCGAAAGCAAGTTCCATGACACGGCATCCATGAGTGGAGCTGCTCAATGTTTGCAACCTCCGTTCTCTGAAACGTGCCGCAACAATCGGGACAATAACCTAAGTTTTGTGGCGTTTCCCAGTCTGTCGGGCTTTCCGTTCATGATGTCCGTGACGGTCTTGTCCGCCAATTCCTTGTAAAACTCCGCCATTTCCCCTGAACGGAATTTCATTGTTCGCATCAATGTGCTCCTGCACATTGTGGCTTGTTGAATATATCAGCATTTTTATTCGTACCTTGACCAACCAGGCATAGGCTTTAACGATTAATATATCGTGAGCACGTTATGCGCTCCGTTTTCAAAGTTGATTTGTCCGCCTCGCTGTAACCGAAGACGGATGCAATCTCATTGAATTTCTCACGGGCGATTTTCACCAGCCCGTCTGCTATCTCCGCGTTAAGAAACAGCGCGAGAGAAAGCATTCTAAAAATCCTTCCTCCATAGCTCATCCTCCGTATCACCCAGTCGGTTCTCTGGGCGATAAATCTATACCCTTGCGCCTCGCTGTAGGTCTTGAACGACCGTACAACATGTCCAAAGGCGTCTAGGACTATGTATTTCATTTTGCAGGCTTTGCGATGTACATTTTGTATTGGTCAATGCTGCAAGGTAGTCCTGATACTCGTCTGTCTCTCCGATTGTATCATCGAAATTATCGGTGTCTTCGAGAGTTGAAATTGCAGCAATTTTGGTTGACAGATCAGCGTGACCGCTCTGAATTTCACGGGCAATTCTATCTGGAAGCACTTCGTACATGCCACCCATATCTTGGCACTCCCATAACACTCTGTCAGCGGCATTATCAAGCGATACCGACGCTTCGTGGAACTGCATTTGGCTCCACTCTGTAGCACGTTCTTCGCGCTGGGCGTCACTGTCAATGGCATAGATTGCCGTTACACTTGCAACTGAAATTGCTAACACTGTGAATAACTCTGTCATAATATTCTTCATTTTGTCCAGCGGCTCCCACACGTGAGCGAGCCACAACCTGCGCTATATTGGTTAAATTGTTGTCTGTTACGCCCACTTTGCGCAATTTGTTCCCTCGAAGTGGTCAAACCTTACATGGCTGGAAACACGTTTCCGTGTCCGTTTTCCCATGCAAGTATTAAAGATAAAACGCTCTGTTTCACGCCTTTCTCTGGGCGTGAACAATTCAGATGTGCTGCACTCGCAATGATACGAGTGAGATGTCTTTGCCGAGTTGAAACGGCTACCTAATAATCCCTTCATAATTTCGTGTTTTTACAACCGCCCCACCGAAGTGGAGCACGCACCGAGCCTGATGTCTGTTTATACTCGCCCGGTCGAGTGTATGTCTTATGCAATCTTTGCAGCAGCCTTTGCAGATGCTTTCTTTGCTAAAGGTGATTTAGCAATAGAGTTTTCACCAACAGTGGCAAATCTCCAAGCACCGTTTTCACGTATCACCTTTGCCATGTTGCGGTCTCTGATTTTGGAGTTGTGTTTACCCATGCAACTGCAAGCTCTGAAACAGCCTTTGCGCTTTCGTCAACTTGCTTGAGCGTTGATGTCACGTACACGCTTTGTGCCAAGCCCGTGAATAACGTTTTAGCACTCCAGGCGACGTCTGTCTTCGCTTTCTTGTCAACTGCATTGACAATCGGACATAATACAAACTGAGCCACAGCTTTGTGAAGACCGTCTTTGTCAGTCGTAAACAAACGGTAATCTTTGTCGTGCAACTTTGCAGTTACGGGAACGTTCTTCGCAATCTGAAGAACGCCTTCCTTTGTGAGACGTGCCGACCACGCCGTAATAACATCTTTCGCAACTATCTGATTGCGTCTGATATGCACGCCCAGAGTGACAAAAGCGTCTAATATCGACATATCGCACACCTTGCCTCTCATGCCTGATATCTGCTTACATACCTGAGTCAAAGACTCGGACTTAACGGTTAATTCACGTGCAATACTAAAAATCTGTTTTTCAGTTAAATTTGTCATAATTCGTGCCCGTAATGCCGATAGCGCAGCTTTAGTTATTAATTTAAAATTCGTGACTGCAAACGAAATCAATCATTTGCAGCCTATATGGACAGACGCTTGCCGACGCCACCCGGCAACCCCACGTGCATTCGCGTATTTCACACGTCTGTTTAATTCAATTCAAATTCATTGCTTTTTGTATCGTGCATAGTTCGACTTCCCACATCACGGTCGCCCGCTATATGTTATAATTCAGCCTACTGCACGAGTCCCTCTTTTTGCCCCTGTACCCACATTTATCCGCATATAGTTGCCATAGGCGAAATACCACTTATCGCTTTAAGTGGCACGTGTATCATGTTATATCCCCAACCCTGTTAAACTCTACCAACACGTGATAACTTATATTAGTTATGATAAGTTGGATAACATCTGCAAACGGTTTTGTGCCCAAATCCCACCTTTGCACGCAAAATTCGTACAGACCGCAAAAGGGCGTGACTGTGATACGAATATCAAAAGCGATAATTTGCAGTGCAATATCAGCATGGAGTTCAAACACGTATGTAAATAAATCAAAGATTACCAAACGAACGGCGAAACACTCTTGTTTCTTTAAATTTTCTGCTACAAGTATTATCCTAGAAAAACAAACTATGTTCGGCTATTTGAGATTTTTTTATTTTTATTTTTGCGTATAATTTAGTATATAATGTACGCGTATATGTATAAAAGATAAATGATTGATAATCAATTAGTTACAAAATATGATTTTTCTTGAAAAAAGTTTGATTTTTATCGAAAATTTCTTGAAAATCGTATAAAAATACTTGAAAGTTATATTTTAGGAATATTTAACGCATAAAATGGAGACAAAGTGCATAAATGTAAAGAAATTCTTTACACTTTTTGACCTTCAGTTTAAAAGAATATTGATGAATAATAGGTTATGCGCGCACGCACGAATAAGGGGAAAATTGCTAAATGTATAATTATGGTAAATAAATGTTAACAAATTGACTTATTCTACTTTTGTACAAAGTAAAACAAAGAAAGCGGTAAAAATAGGCTAAAACATTGATAATCAGGCAAAAAATAAAAAAAGATGGGAGGGTACACGTCGATGGCTGGATTCCCTACACAAAATTTTTCCCGATTTTGGATTTCATTTTTTGGAATATTTCCTATAATTCCTCTTTTTTATCGGCTGTGACACACCGTTTTCAGGACTGTTTACCCTCTATATCAGGACTGTTTTTTCGAAAACATCCATGTATTGTATTCCTCAGTTGATGGTTTTGTATGTCGTTTCCACAGAAAAAACGTGCCATTTGCTTTGCCTCTGATGCGTTTTATTTCAAAAAACGTGTTTCTGTACGTCCGCAACATTTAAACGCCTTACAAGCGAACTTTCGGAGCATTCGTTTTGCATAAAAATTCGGATATTCGGATTCTTCCGTATATGGAATGCTGGATATGTCCCCATATATGTCCATGTAAAATGCGTAAAAAATGCACATATAAATAACCATACGAAAGGAAAACACCTAACTCACTGATAATCAGTGGGGGTCGTTATCTTATATGATAACGGCGTTATCATATAGGATAATAGGATTATCTTATATGATAATTTGTCGGTGCTTTCCGCCTCTTTTTCGGACTATATATATGAGAGGAAAATATGGAAGAGGTTTTATGGGTGGAAGATTAATCAAGGTCAAGTCCAAGGTGACGGAGAGGAAGACGATGGACCGTGAAAGCGGGTCTCTGCGCGTCGATCGCGAGCAGACCATAGAGACGCCAGTCATGGAGGGCTACGTTGACATGAAGCTGCCCGAGAAGTCGTTCTTCAACAACGGGCGTTTCATCACCGTGTTCGGGGAGGCATTGCAGCGCATTGCGGTGTACGGCGGCCTGAAGGGGGAGGAGTGCCGCCTTCTGCTGTACCTTATCGGGGCTTGCCAGCACGACAATGCGGTGGGACTTGACCTGAATGTGCTTTCGGAGCTTTTCGGGGTCAGGAAGCCTAACATATCAAGGGCCTTGGGCGGACTCATCCGAAGGAACATCGTCGTGAAGAGGAACTATTCCAGGCACAAGGGGGAGAGCCTGCCGTTCAACGTGTCGATAAACTACGACCAGATGAACTACAACCTTGCCTACAACGGCAGGATAAAGGAATACGGGTATAAGAAGTTGCAGCACCCTAAGATAATGCTGGAGGGTACAGAAAAGAAATAAGGCGTCTGCATCGCTGCGGTCGCCTTATGTCCGAAAAATGTTTTAAAATTTCAAAAATAAAAAATCTGTGTGCTTAATTTAAAAATCCATCAGTGAAAAATCAAATATCAGTGTATGAAGTTATTCGTTGTCCAGTTTCTAAATCGGCAGCGGACGTCGTTTCTAGCGCCGCCACCGATCTGCCAGTGTCACCTGCCTTTGCCCGGTTGAGTAAGTGCCGTGAACCGCAATATCCTTGCACGTTACGCGCGCTTTTATTATATATAGTCCCTTTACGCATGAAAGGTGACTGAAAAAATGTTAATGAGTGTATTTCATCATGTAAGACGGCTTCATGTGGTTCTTCTCCGTGATGTCCAGATAGGCCTTGTAAGCAAGCCCGTCCACGAACTCGTTCCACTTGCTGCCGTTGTGCCCCTTGACCCACGAGAACCTGACATATCCGAGCTTCGATGCGACTTCGTGGTATTCCCTTATGAGGTCCATGTTCTTCGCGTCGGGCTTTATCTTCGAAGACGGCTTCGTGAACATGAGGATGCAATACTGGCTGTCCGTGTTGACCACGACGTTCTCGCCTTCGGGTATGACGGACAGCGCCCTGATGATCGCCAGCATCTCCATCTTGTTGTTCGTCGTTTTGAGGAACCCCTTCGACTCCTTGTACACCATCTCGCCGTCCATGAGCACCACGAAACCGTAGCCTCCCTGCTTTCCGCCAACGTTGTCGCAGCTTCCGTCGGTCCATACCTCGTATCTGGAGGACGGGGCCTCGAATGGTTTTTCGGGGAACAGGTTTTCCTGCCTGTTTTCGGACTCTATCTCCCTTTTTCTGATTGAAACAAGCTCGTTGCAGAGCGAAACGGCCCTCTCTCCGTTCTTTGAAGGCTTGGAAACAAGAAAATGGCGGCGAATTTTTTCGATATTCTGAATCGTTAAATCGGTTTTCCCCATAGATTTTGCATTTTTTACGTTGAAATTTTAAAAAAAATCGAGTTTTTTCTATATAATATATATAGTAATATACTATAGGAGAGTTATAAACAGCTAATCAGAGAAGGGTTCTGAGTTGAGCAAACCATCCCCTTACCCGTGAAACGCTTGTTATGTGTTCACGTAATATGGGGATGTTTCGAGCCGCACGTCGAATGGGACATTCATCTCGCCTTACACCTGCAAAATAGGCTTTGGGATATGGATTTTGGAAAATTTGCTTCCGCACACGCATTCCACTCGCAACCTGCGTCTCCCTTTCGTGCATCCCTCCATGGGTTTTCACCACGGAACCTTTGAGGAGTTATTATAGACACCATGAGCCAAACGTATATTCACCGATAACTCTCATCATGTCTGTCGCCTTCCTCGCGTTTCGGTGCTGTCACAAGTCTCCTCTGCGCAAATCGGGTTAGGAATCTGACTTCCTATAGGTATATAGTGTCGGAGTCCGCCGAAAGTGACGGCGTTAACCTTTTTTGTGTTTTGAGGGGGGAACGGAAACTGAAATGCAAAAAGCATAAATAACGTTAACAATCAGAACGTTACGTGCAAATAACAACTATATTTACACGGATAAAGAAAATAAAAAAAATCAGTATGAGATTGAGAATTTTGATTTTGGCTATGATGTTTTCCGTACCTTTTGCCATTTTCGCGCAAAGGGTTTCGCTTCCCGACGGTACGGCCGTTTGCAGGGTGAGCGCTTCGGGAACCGTTTCGGACGGAAATGGTGCAACGTGCTGCAAATTCGCCCGAAACGGTGTGATTTTCGACTCCTGCGGCGATGTAGCTGGCAGGGTGTCAGGTAACGAGGTGAGGGACGGGAACGGCTGCGTAGCCATTTATTTCAAGGGCGGATGCGTGTTCGACCGTTTCCATGTAAAGATAGGCACGGTTTCGGGCGGAAGGGTGTACGATTCCACAGGACGCCTTATCGGAAGGTATTCCAACGTCCGTCCCGTCTATGTCGCCGTAATATTCTTCGCAAGGATATTGGATGTCATTTGACGGCCTTGATTCCGTCCACTGGCTTCCATCCTTTTTCCTTGAGCAGCTTCTGGAACTTCTCTATGAGATCCACCATGACCGAGTCCGAGACCCGTCCGAGGTGGTAGTATATGCAACCGTCTATGTAGCGGCAGTCCTTCACGGTCTTTTCCGCTATCCTCATTTCAAGTTTCCCGTTTTCGCCCCTGACCGGCTGCGCCTTGAAGTCGGACAGGCTTGCATCCAGCGCGACTATCTTCAGGCCGTCGAATGTCTGGTATTCGAAGTTGATTTTTCTTCCCATATCGTATCTATTTGTAAGTTTCGTCTTCTATAGGATCGCCTGTCACCCTGAAATTTGCGTTAACGGCGGCCACTGTTTCCTTCGGTATGTCGGGGATGAAGGTGTCGTAGGACATCTTTCTGAGGGCGATCAGCGCGCCAGCCTTCCATTTTGCCGACATATCGCTGAGAATCTGCATGATTTTGTAGTTGATGTTACGTACCAATACGCCCCTTTTCTTCCGCTCGGTTATCACGCCCATCCTCCCAAGCCTGTTGCACACATTGTATACTGTGCCTCTTGAAGAGTCTAGTATTACGGCTATCTCTCCGGTGTCAAGGTAACATGCCGTATGCTCCTTTTCCATCCTCATTATCAGATAGAACAGCTTCAGCTCTATCGAGTTCAGATATTCCATCGCGGCGACCGGCATGGGCAGTACTGCCCCCTTCATCTTCACCTCGTTCTCGACGACCGGCACGTATTTGTATTTCAGTTTGGGGACGACTATCTCGTCCGACTGGTCGCTGACGGGGAGGTTCGTTTTCAGATTGTCTTCGGTGTTTTTTTTCATAATCCGTATATCTCAATTTGAATTATCTTCGATATGTCGCTGCAAACCTGCAATAGCCTTTTCCGCGCCCTGTATATTATCTGCCTTTCGTTGTCGGGGACGTGCCCGTCCTGCGTGAAGGCTTTCAGGTACGCCTCGAACTGCCTTGAATCGTGCGATATGAGTTCCAGCTTCTCAGGGACGCTTTCGTTCGGCATCGCTATCTTGGTGAACTTTTCGAACGGGAACCATGACAGGCTCCCCTCGTCGTCCTTGACCAGGAATCCGTCCTCGCCCTTAGTGAACAGGTCCAGCTTTTTCCCTATTTCCTTTTCCGCGTCCCCTGACGGCATCCTCTCCGCCATGACCATTCTTGTGACTCTGTATTTCTTCTTTTTCATAATCTGTATAGTTTAATATTCTGTTCATGTCCCAATATCCCTTTATCTCGGTCACTATATTCAGGAAGGAAGGGCAGCCGCTAGTGCCCGCTACCCAGTCCGACGGGACCCTGTTGAAGGGTTCGTTCCCTATTTCCTGACGTATGTCGTACATGTAGCACCTATATCTGTCGTAGCATACACGGTTGCGGCATATTATCTTCCCGACCTTCAGCAGCTGATACGCCCTCGGTGTGATGAGCCATGCGTCCTGCGGGAAATCGAGCACGAATTTTTCAGGTATCTTTCCGACTAGCCATACGTCGTAGCTTATCTCGACCCTTTCGTCCGAATAAAGGAGACGCCATTTTTTCCCGTCCCCTCCCAGATATGTTCCGGGCTGCTTCTTTTCGGCAATCCTGCTCGGGTATATGTCGTAATAGCTGCCGCCTATCACATGCCCGTACTTGTGAGGGTTGTCTTTCAGCCACATGAAAAACGCGCATCCGTGGCACAGGCCGAATTTTTCCATATATTCGTCAACCGTGGAAAGGTCGGAATACGACGGGAAATTCCAGAACTCCCTGCCGCATACCGAACATTTTACCTTTTCCACGACTTGTTCCATCTATATAACTATCGAATTAAACAGGTTTCCGATTTCATTGTCACGAATCCCTATGTACCGTATCGTAGTCCTTATCGACGTGTGCTTGAACACCTGGTTCAGAAGTATCAGGGCCTCCTCCTTGCGCCCCATAGACTCGTATACGTATCTTCCGAACGTCTTACGGAACGTATGGCTGGAGAAGTTCCCGATGCTGAGGCTGTATTTTTCCTTGAACGTCTTCAGGACACGGTTCACGTATTCGCGCGACACCGGGGAACCCGTTGGATTTCTTCGTCGAGAATATGTAAGTCCGTCTGTTCGGCCTCCCAAGCTTCTCGTATGCCGCCTTGACATGCTTTTTCACGCTGTCCCCGATCTCTATGCGCCTTACCTTCTTGGTCTTCTTCTCCTCGACCGTGGCCGAGTCCACTTCAAGGACGTCGTCCCATACGAGATTCAGCACATCGCTTATCCGAAGGGCCAGCCCGAAAGAAAGCACGCAGTAGAGCGACCATTTGTACTCGCCGTCTACCCAGAGGCAGTTGACGAGCCTTCTGTACTCCTCGAAAGAGAGATAATCACTTGTCGTTATCGAACCTTTTGCACTCATAATGATTTTTGTTATTGATTTCTTGTGCAAATATAGCCTTTATTGTCTTATGTTGTCATTTTTATCATCATTTATTTAGTTAAATATTGTTATTGCAATGTTTATACCTTATTATAAAAAGACTTTTTGACATTATGTTTTGATAAAAGTAAAACAAAATCACTGTTTTTGGCTCTGTTCCTTCCTTGACTCGATAATCTTTTCCAGCACTTCGTTCGGGAGCCTCGACGATGCCATCATCGCCGCGAATCCGTCGGAGAACGCGGCTCCGTTCGTCGTGAGGTCCGTCATCATCTGGTTGAAGTAAAGGAACACGTCCTTGCTGACGGACACTAGGAATATGTTCACCAGCGCCGCATTGATCAGCATGTGCCCGTCCTTGTTGACAAAGAACAGGTTGTCAACCTTGGCTTCCCCGGCCCCGACAAGCGCCTCTATGTTCCTCTTTTCGCAATTAGCAATCAGGTTCATGTCAACCTCGTCCGTCTCGGTCGCGATGAAATAGTTCGTAGCGTCGAACACTTCCGTTCCGTTATCCATCTGTCCGAAAAGGACTTCAGGGAAATCGGGTATTTTGCACTTCCCGCATTCCACCTGCGTGTTCAGTTTTGTAGTCTTGTAGTTCATGTCAGTCTTTTTTGATTTTATCCTTCCACCGTTTCGAATATTTGGTCTGTAGGATATTGAAACGTTGTTTGTATTTCGATTCGGGTATTATTTCCGAGCGGTTCATGCTCTGCGTCGCGTATATGTTCCAGTCGCGCCCCATTTCCGTGTCGAACTCTATCAGCGTGAGCCTGTTCAGGTCGTCCACATCGACGATGAACTCGCCAGGAAGCTCCCTGTAATAGAATTCGTCCGACGCGATAATCTTACCGCTACAGCATTTCTGTAGCAGCTGGTGGCTCCTGTGCATCATACGTGAGGCGGCGCTGTACGAATTGTATATGGCCGCCAGTTTCAGATGTTTGTCGAACGCCAGTATCTTTGTCGGATTAGAGAACCTTGCCGCCCTTTCCGCCCCTTCGTCGAGTTCCTTGTCTTGCATCTTTTGTTGCTGTTTCTAATATATAGTCAGTTCTGCAACAAAAGGTGACGGTAAATGTCGTTTTTATTCGGATTGACCGCGATTTTACCGATATTCCAAATTTTCCGAAATGTTGCAGGGAGAATATTTTCGGCACCCTCCATGTCCCCATTATCGACTATATAAAGGAAAAAGGATATGAGGAAAAGAACTGAGAATAATTCCCGCGGAGACTTTTTCACCAGTGACGCGCTGGTGGCAGAATACCGCATCGCCAAAAAGACCATTCAGGAATACGTGAACGAAATAGTCCGCGATTCGCATTACAGATCAATCGTCAACCAGATAGACGACGGGGCGGTACTGGACGACAGGTCGCGCCTGATAGACCTTTACGAGTCGGGGATGATTCAGGACGCACATGTAAGCGCGGTACTGGAGACGCTGTTCTCGTACATGACAGGCGAAAGGTATATGCTGTGTACAATGAACGGGGAAGGAAAACTCGAAAAGGACAAAGAGCAGTCGGAGAAGATACAGGGGCAGCAGTTCGAGAAAATCATCAAGGAGATTCTTTACTCGCAGTTCTTCGGATATTCCGTGATAGAGATTAACCCGAAGGTGGACGAACTGACCGGGCACCTTGCCGAAATCAATTCCATCGAGCGGAGGAATATACTCCCCGGTCAGAGAAGGGTGGTACAGCGTTCGCACCAATGGGACCCGGGGTGGGATCTGGACGACGAGCAGTACGTACACCGTTACGCCCTGATCGATTCGGGAGGGCTTGGAATGTTCGCCCCGATGACACCGCTTGTACTCTCGAAAAAATACACCATAGCCAACTGGGTCAACTTCTCCCACACATACGGCCAGCCGATTATCCATGGCAAGACTTCGAGCGAGAGCAAATCAGACAGGCAGTATCTTGCGACGCAGATAGCCAACGCAGCGCAGAAGAAGGTGCTTGTGACAGGAAAGGACGACGAGATAGACGTAAAGACGTTCACGATGTCCAACTCGGAGAAGATTTACCAGTCGCTTATCGACTTCTCAAACGCGGAGATAAGCAACCTTGTGCTGGGTTCGGAAAGTATGGCCGGCGCGACGCAGAGCTATGTCGGTTCCACCAAGGCGCATGAGGATATATTCCGTGCAAGGATAAAGACTTACAGACGCATCGTCGAGAACGAGATGAACGAGAAAATCATCCCGCGCCTTGTCTATTGGGGCTTTCTAAAGCAGGGAGTTGTGTTCAAATATTCCAACCAGATAGAGATGTCGATGGACAACAAGATAAAGCTGTACGACATGCTGACAAACAAATACAAGATAGATTCCGATGTCATCGAACGGGAGTTCGGAATCACGGTCGGGGATCAGCTCAATGCCAGTTATTACGGCACAGGTGGCATTTCGGAAGACGGAGGTACGGAACCCGAATACGGTAATAGGATGTCCGACGAGGAATACCTGAAAAGATACGGTCATCCGCGTCAGGAGGCAAAAGTAAATTTTCTCCTAGGGGATGCACGTCCCTGAAGTGTGTCCCCGACGTAAAAGCGGAACTTACCGACGAGGAAAAGGAAAAGGAGAAAAAGGAATATTCCGACCTTTATGCCCTTTTCGTTGAACTTCTGAAAAATCTGAGGAACGCGGACAGCAGGGAAGACGCGCTGGAGGCGATTATGAGTCTTCGGGCAGACCTTGCCGTATCTCATGCCTTCAAAGGTTTCCACATGGACGAGGACGAGGCACTCGATCTGCTTAAAAGGGCGGACGACGAAATGCTCACCAAGGACGAAAAGGACAAACGGGACAGACTTGTCGCGGCAGTGAGGAACCTCATCGACTTCGCCGTATGCGAGGAATACCAGCTGTACAAAAAGGTCAAGAAAAGATACGACGAGTTCGACGATGCGATTGACTATGACGAATACCCTGACGATTTTACGGACGACTGCGACGAATGGTGCAAGACGTATAACGACGCCTACGCCACGGTGGAAAACCACGACATAGAATACGCCATGGGCATCGCGCTCGCATGGATAGGGTATGGCGATAATGTATATCTCACCTACATGACGCAGAACGACAACCGTGTAAGGCCGTGGCATTTCGCCTTGCAGGGGGAAACGTACACCAAGGACGATTTTCCCGCATGGATGATTCCGCCTATCGAGTGGGCCTGCCGATGCTTCCTAGTCCCGTCGTATGACGGTAACGCCAGCAAGGACATGAAACACGTGATGGCCAAGAAAGCGGCAAAGCCTAAGCAGCTTGACGGAATTTTCAGCGAGAGCGTGGCGAAATGCGGAAGAATTTTCTCCGCGTCGCATCCGTACTTCAAAGTTGACAAGGAAGACAAATCCAGACTGGGCGAAATTGCAGACAAACTGAAAGGGAAATATTATGTATAATGACGCACCGAAATGGTTCAGAGGGTACGAGAGGTACTTTTCGAGAGGGCTGTACCCAAGTTTAAAGGCGAAAGGAACGGAAGATGGAGTTACCAAGTATTACAGAACCGCTCACGAAAGAAGAATATTCACTCCGATGAAGTATGATTCACGTCAGATGCGAGGAAGGTTCAGAAGTAATTCGACCGTTCTGACCCACACGCAATGGATGAATCAGATAAAGTTGCTCCCTGAAAAGATTACATCAAGAGCCATGAGTTTCGTTTCCGTCATGAGTTACCGCGCACAGAAGATATTCCAGACTTCTTTCAGCCAGCAACGGTTTTACAGTTCCGACGGAGGTATATGGCAGCGTTTAAGTCCCGTAACAATCAAGAAAAGGATGAAGAACGGGACATGGCCGGGCAGCATACTTCACGAAACTGGCGATCTGCTCAGGTCCATAACCGCTAGGGAGGCGGATCGGGAGGGCTATTATATCCATGCAAGAGTGTTTACGGACCCTAAAGCGTTCAGGTCACACAAGGACAACCGAGGGTTTTTCTGCTATGCAGGACTCCATAACAACCCTTCCGAAACCGATACGTACGGAAACAGCCGAACACACATCGTGCAAAGGCAGTTCATGGGCCATTCCACCTATTACACGGAGTTCGAGAACAAGATAATCGACAAATATCTCTTTTACGACATCTTCCCGAAGATGATGTACAAAAACTAACATTATTCGGATATGATTATAGATAAGAAAACAGGTTCCGTGATAAGCGGAAATACAAAAAGTACCTCTGCGAAAAGTACAGATACATCAACGACGGGCACGACAGTTCCCGTACAGGAATCCGAACCAAGCAGCGGAATCATAGAAGTCACGAAAGCTATTCAGGCGATATTGAGGGGTGTAAGATGGGAGTACGGAAATTCGGAAAGCCCCCTCATCTTCAAAACCGTGCAATGGAACGACGGCCAGTTCGAACGTCTCATCCGAAAGGGAGGGAACACCGAGTTCGCCCTCGGACTTCCCGCAGCGTTCGTGCATTTCGTCGATACGTCATACCTTGTGTCGCAGCAGAGGATAGGGGAGGGCAGGGCGAAGCTCCGCATCCAGTTTGTCCTTAACCGCCTTAACAGCCATGATGCCGACCACGAGTTGGACCCGCTATATGTCACGCAGCGCATCGATCAGGAGATAGTCCTTCACAAAAGCGAATACGACTGCCTTTCGGAACGCTGCCAGATAGTATATTGGGATTTCCCCGAAAGCTGGGACAACGGTATGCAGATGGGATGGCTCACATACGAGATATGGTTCAAGGAGACGAGTATATGGATAACGAGATTGAAGAAATACACCCATATAGTGATGCCTCCGTTCACCAACCACTCCGACCAGACTGCGGAAGCCAACGAGCATAACCACACCGATGCGGACCATCCACGGACTTACGACGAAGCCACGTCGTTCAATATTCCGGGAGAAACGGACGATACGGAAAGCGGAAATTGACACAACAGGTAAATCGTACGAATGTAACCTTTTGAATGTCAGACAACTATATATAAGAAAAACACAGTTTATGGCAGAACAAAAGGAATTGAAATATGTGAAAGGCGAATACCGCAAGGGTTCGCCCGCAGACATGTACTTTTATGACGATGTGGACGACTGGAGCGTCAAGGATTTCTTATCGGAGTTCCAGTATCTGACCAATTATGTCGCCCCTTCCGTAATCAGGGTCCATATCATTTCATGCGGCGGCGTATGCGTGGAGGGCATAAAGGTATTCTCCATGATTCTCGGTTCGCAGATACCCGTAGAGACCATCAACGACGGCTTCGCGGCTTCCATGGCATCCGCTATCTGGGCGGCTGGAAGTGTACGCTATATGCGCGATTATGCAATCCTGATGATACACAACCCTTGGACGGACGAAGAGAACCCTTCCGCAGACACAGCCAAGATGACTGATTCGTTCAGGAACCAGCTATCTTTGATTTACAAGGAGCGGTTCGGGCTTGACGACAAGTCGGTCAAGGAAATCATGGACGGCAAGGACGGCGTGGACGGGACATGGTATACCGCCGAAGAATCCGTTACGGCTGGTTTCCTCGATGCAGCCAATGTCATCAAAACTTCGGGAGACGTATCGGAAAAGGTCGCTGCGTCGTTGAAGGGAATCAAGACGATGTACGCCAAAACCGACAAGAAGAACACAGAGATTGTGACAAATCTAATCAATAATATTAATCAAAAGAAAAGCGAAATGACAGAAAACGAGTTCAAAATGGTCGCCGCCCAACTGGGGTTCGACGATCAGAAATCGACAGGTGCCAATGTCACTGCAAGAATCAACGAGCTTCTCGACAAGGAGAAGAAGTTTGAGCAGATCAGCAATGACTTGAAGGGCGCTCAGGAACAGCTGAGCAAGGTAAGCACCGAATTGGAAGGTAGCAAGGCGTCAGTCACCAATCTGACGAAAAGCCTTGATGAAGCGAAGGCTAGCCTGAAAACATATCAGGAGACCGAAAAGGAAAACATGCGCAAGCGCAATGAGGAGCTTGTGGATGCAGCCATTTCGACAAGCCGTATCGGGAAAGAATCACGCGAAACATGGTTGAAGATGGCAGAGGACAACTTCGACTTGGTTAAGCAGACTCTCGCAAGCATCCCAGCCGCAAAACAGTTGTCGGCAGAGATCGCCAAAGACCCCGAAAATCTGAAGGATGCCGAAAAGGGCAGACAAAGCGAGGAGGAAAAGGTTAAAGCAAAGGTAAAGGCAATTGTCGGTGACGACTTCAAACCGCTCACCCCTGAGTTCTAAACACAACAACACAAACACAAAATACAATGGCAACATTCAATTTCAATCAAGGAGCACAGGACTATACGGGTGAAGTCCTGAATGATGTCCTCACTTACGACATCAGGGAAAACGAGACCTACAAACAGGGCCTTATCCATATACACCCCGGTATTCAGAAGCGTTTCACCATCCCTACCATGCAGGTAAGCGGTATCATTCAGGATCACAAGGAAACTCCTGATACGAGCAAGGGAGATGTCAAGTTCACACACCGTTATCTGGAGCCTTCCGACTTCATGATTTTCGTTCAGTTCAACCCACGAAACTTCGAGCTGTATTACAAGGAGTTCCAGCCTGTCAACGAGTTGATTATGCGCGAGCTTAACCCGAGCATTCAGATGAAGATGATACGCGCCATCCTCCAGCTGAAGGGTTCATATATCGACGATTCAATCTGGCAGGGCGCAAAGACTGCCACCGCAGCAAAAATCATGGACGCGGCAGGTGCGGCACAGACCACCATCGGCGGTTCCGACGACGCAGGTGACATGAAGTATTTCGACGGTGCAATCGCACGTATGCTTGCCAACGCAGCAGCAGCCGACACAACCGAAGACGCTCTCGGAGGTAAGATTACCACCGCAGGAACTGGCACGTTCGCTAACGGTGAAGCAGTACAGACCGAAATGTACAACATGTGGCAAAAATGCCCGTCCACAACCCGCCGCAAACCGGGTCTGAAATGGCTTGTAGATGATGAGACTTGGGACAAGTACGACCAGTATCTGTCAAGCCAGGTATTCAAATACGTGGACAACCGCAGCGAGAACGAACTGAGATTCAAAGGCAAACCAATCATCGCCCTTTCTTCTCTCCCGAAGGACACTATCATCCTCGGTAACTTCACCAGCGGGCTGGATTCCAACCTTTGGATGGGTGTTGACTACGCCAACGACGAGAACGTCCTCCAAATCGAAAAGTGGCGTCCAGAGTCCGAGCTTTGGTTCCTCAAGATGTTGCTCAAGATGGATGTCAACATCGTGAAACCAAAGGAGATTATCGCCCACATTCCATTCTCTTGGAAGGCTTAATTAACCAGTACGGAGGGAATTGAACATTCCCTCCTACATAAAACACACAAATATGCCAAGAAGTAAAACTGACAATTCAGAGCAAGTGACTGACATCGACAAAGCCAATGAAACTATCGCCAACGCGGGCAATAATGCCGACGCAGCAGAAACGGCAGTTGACGCCAAAGCCGACTCTAAAGTTGACAAGGTTCTTAAATGCTTTCCGCATTACGAACAAGCATACGTGAGCGAAGAAGGGTTCCTTTACCCTAAAGACGCTCCCGAATATCAGCGAGGCAATGCCAAGCTGTACAAAAACAAGTATTTCAAAAAGTAAAATATTATGCCGACAAACACAAAATTAGGTGGTGTATTCACCACCGATCTTGACAATAACATTGGTGGAACTGTGAACGTCTCTACTGAAAACGTATGCGGAATCATCTTCGACACCAAGATTGTGGGCGGTTTGGCAACAGCACTGGGCACTGGTACCACTGCTGCTACGAAATTCGCCAATGGAGCCGTAGTCGAGCTTAATACCTCCAAGGACGTTGAATCCGCAGGTATAGACGCCACGGTCATGAGCGGTCTCCCGTTGCACCATCTGAGTAATTTCTTTACTCTTGCAGGGGAAAACCAACGTATATTCGTCTCTTTCATGGACTCGACTACCGACACGAACTTCGAGGCCGTCGAGAAGATGGTATTGGCTGCAAACGGTATCATATACCAGATTGGTGTATGGACGGGTGAAGCTTTATGCAAGAAGACCGATTCCACTGTCACTATCGTTGACGGAGGCATCCTTTCCAAACTTCAGGCACAGGCCGAAGTAGTGGGAGGAAAAATCGGGCACGTCAACTACGACGGGAACGCGCCTATAAACATTCTGGTGAATGCCCCTATCGTTACGGATGCAACGTTCGATGTGGCTTCACTCCCTGACATGTCATCGCTGAACCTGCCAAAGGTTTCCGTGATTCTCGGACAGCCGGCAACAGATGCGGTACATACGATACAGGCCGCTCTTGGCGGTATGTGTCCAGTGGGCAATGTCGGTGCAGCCCTTGCCTGCCTTGCAGTGGCACCTGCCGACATAAGCATCGGATGGGTCAAAGAGTTCAATCTGTCCAGCGTTATGACCAATGCGGAACTTGGATTCGGTAACTTGGACATAGATACCACATCGAAGGCATTCAAGGCTGATGCGGCATTTACGAACATCAAGACTCTCGGATATAGCGCACGCAACACCATCCATAGCAAGGGATATATTTTCCTTACGAATTTGGACGGAATCGAAAACGGTGTGTTCTTCTCCAGCGACCAGACGCTTAGCACTGGTGACTACAGGACTCTGATGCGTTGCCGTGTTATGCACAAGAGCCGCAGGTCTGTCAGAAAAGCCCTTCTTCCTTTCGTGAACCAGAGCGTGGAAGTTGATTCGACAACGGGCCAGCTTTCTTCATCCATGATTACGACATACCAGAATGCAGTCTTGGCGGCACTTGACGACAATATGGTTGAACCTGGGACATCAGTTCCGCAGATTAGCGGACGTACATGCACTATCTCGTCCACACAGGATATCCTGACGAATGACGAATTGCAGATATCTTATAGCCTTGTACCAGTAGGATGCACTTCGGTCATCATGGTGACGGAGGGGTTTGTTACTTCTGTATCTTAACATTTAAAAAGAAAGGACAATAAAAATGGCAACATTAATAAATCACGTGGCCTATTCATGGTCAATGATACAGCTACAGACAAATCTTTCAGGCGAAAGCGAAAGTTCACCAATATTTGTTGACGCTACATCAATCACATGGAACTCCGACCGTAAGGTCGAGAACATCTACGGACTGGGCGGACAGCCAAGAGGACGCGGCTTCGGAAACGTCACTTACGAGGCATCAATCACTCTTCCTTACGCGACACAGGTTTCATTGAGGGACAAGTCTTCCGACGGGACACTGATGGGCCTTGGGGAGTTCAACCTCATCGTTTCGTTCCTCAACGACTTGGCGCAGAACGTGACAAAGGAAACGGTGACTCTTTCGGAGTGCTTCCTTAGCCAGAGCGGTATGCAGTCCAGTCAGGACGATACCTCCATCACCAAGGAGTTCGACCTCCATCCGTACCGAATCTTCAACCCGACGGTAGCCAACAACAAGAAGATGGGCTGGGGACATGAGCTTTATGCTGGTTAGTTTATACGACTGACTTCTTCCATATTTCCGGGGCGTTTCATACGTCCCGGTTTTTTTATGATACCAATCGGCATACGTTTTTACTATATATATTAAGAACTTATGTTTCACATTAAATAGATTTAAAATGGAAGAAAAAGTTAATGCTTCTAAAAGCACAAAGCAAGATGGAAACGGGCTTGCTTCACGGGTAATCCTGACAAATTCCAACGTGTCACTGTCTAATGAAATTAAAGAGCAGATCGCAGAGAAAATCGAGGACCTGAAGAAGTCCAAGAAACTGAAGCGTGTCTTCGCCATTGTAGTCAAGGGCGAGGAAGACGATGAAAAGCCTTTGTATATAGGCTACTTCAAACGCCCCAGCCTTTCATCGTTCTCGGCATGGCTCAACTTCGTACAGAAGGACACCGTTCAGGCTAACAAGATGCTTGCGCAGGATACTTTCATCGAGGGCGACAGAGACCTCATCGACGATGACGACCTGTTCCTGTTCGGTTGTATGGCGCAGCTCACGAGCATTGCAGAATCCCGTAATGCGGATCTGGTAAAAGTTGCGAGCGTTGCAAAGTAGCAGACACCGACACTTTCAGACAGCGCATGATTTACATCCGCCATTATTTCCCCGGTGTCAAAATTGAGGAAATGTCCTTCGATGATTTTGCCATGCTGAGCGAGGACGCTCTATGGATGCACAGTCAGACGCTGATGGTGCAGCAGGCAAATTCCTTGGGGATGCTAGGTGGAGTGAAACCGAAAAAATAGAGCGTGGCGGATTAATTTCCGCCACGCTCTATGTAATATTACTGGTTTACCTCATCGCAAACTGGCTCCTCATTCTGTACATACCCCTTTTCCGTAAGCAATTTGCGGATAAAGTCGAGACCTTTCTGGAACACTACCGTCTGGTGGGCCACATTCCAAACCCCGTTCAGTACATACCCTTTTTCAATCACGTTGAAATACTTGCTTTCGATGTATATCTGACGAGGCAGATTTTCTATCGTGAGAACTTTTTCCAATCTAAGGAATTTGAACAGATTGTTTCTCCCTATATCTTTGAAGTTTAAGATTTTTGCGGCCTTTTCCATGCTGATTGCACGTTTGCTATGGACTACCGCATCGTAGAAGTCAACCTTTTCGGCATCGGACTTTATCTTCTCTTTCTGCTTCTTTATCGTTTCGGACTGCTTTTCAATCACATGCTGCTTATGGTCGATCACAATTTTCTGCTCCTTGTTCTCGATGGCAAGTCTCTGACGCTCCTTTTCCTCTCCAATCCAGCACTCGGCACGTTTGATACGGTCGTCTATCTGATAGGAAGGTGTGTCCTTTTCTTTCAGCTTCTTTTCACATTCAATAAAATAGAGCCTTGCTTGTTTCCCTCGTTCCGATTGAGACATCATAGAAATTTCCTTTGCAGCGTCAATAGTCAACACGTATTCTATTTTATTATTTCCGCCCCTTCCTGTCTCTTTGTTTTGCTCGCCCAAAAGGGCGAGCAAAATTTAAAGCGACTATTTTCCCATCAACATAATGTTGGTTAGTAAAAACAATAAAAATATTAATATATGGACAATCAATTGGAAGTGAGCGACACTATAACCGTAAAAGAGACTATGACTTCATTGGAAATAGCAGAAGTTACTGGTAGACAACACTCAAACGTATTGCGTGATATTCGTAATATATTGGAGCAGATAGAAGATAAAGCCCAATTCACTTTTGAATTGGGGTCGTATTTAGACGCAAACGGTCAGTCAAGACCTATGTATAGTCTTACAAAGAAAGACAGCATCCTGCTTGCAAGCGGGTATGATGCTAATCTTCGTGCTAAGATAATCAATCGTTGGGAACAACTGGAAATAGAAAAACGCAATGGTGGGTTTGAAATACCGAAGACTTATTCGGCGGCCCTTATGTTGGCAGCAAAGCAAGCAGAAGAGATAGAAAATCAGCAGAAGCAATTAGAAATTAAAGAAACACAGATTGCAGAACTCAAACCGAAAGCGACATATTACGACAGCATCCTTGCAAGTAAAAGTGCTGAATGTGTTACCAAATTCGCGAAAGCGGATTATGGAATCAGCGCGCAAGCAATGAATAAACTTCTGCATGAATTTGGAATACAATATAAAGTAGGTGAAACGTGGCTTCCTTACATACAGTTTGCAAAGTGCGGATATACACAGACAGAAACAATTCCGATTAAGACAAATCATGGAGAAGAAAGCAAATTGCAGACTAAATGGACGCAAAAAGGCCGTCTGTTTATTTATGAACAGATGAAGAAGCACGGATATTTGCCTATAATAGAACAAAACTAATTCAATAATTTAAAACATTAAAGACATGGAAATTATTATTCAATCTATCAACACCCCATCGGGAATGATTAAGATAACGAAAGTCAACGAACGATACAAAATGTATTTTGATGGAAGATATATAAGTCCATTGGAATTGCTATCATACGCATTGAATATGGATGGAGTTATGGCATGGAAAACGATTCACTATGCCGATATTCTTGCATCATCCAAAGACAATTTGTATTGGAAAATGAGAGATGCTGTATGTATGTGTATTACTACTCAATTTTGAGTTGATGGTGATTTTCAATTGATTACATTATTATGGGCTGCCTAAGTTGAAATTAGGCAGCCTATTTTTATCAATAGCCATAGTCCAAAAATGGACTATGGTGATTTTCAACGAGTTAGACCCGCCAATTTTGGCGACAATCCTTTTATAGATAGTTAGTTATGAATTATTGACAGTATCAACTTTAAGTTATTGTAATGGTATATCGCTAAATAGCGATATGCTTGATTTACAGCTACTTATGGTTAAAGTACAATCAAAATCATTAACCAGCAAATCAACCAATAAACTAACCAACAAAATTATGTTGTACATACATTAACGATATTATCGAGCAGCAGAACGAGCAGCAGATTAACCAGCACCGATAGGTTACAAAGATAACCCCAAAGATAACCCCAAAGATAACCCCAAAGATAACCACGTCTTATTTCCTGATAAAGATTTTGAAGCCACTAATAGTTTTTCCGTTAATGTTAATATCATTTAAAATACAGTTGGTTTAACATTATAAGCGATTATTTTATTATAAATATTGCAGCAAAGAATACAACAAAGGAAATAATTGCGTATATTTGTATCAGAATAATTAAATGTTATGTGCATTTTTCTACTGGGAAATACACAAATTCTAAGTACGTAAACATACAAATTCTTACATACACATGTGTGAACAAAATCTTGAAATTATTAAAACTAGAGATATCTTTCTAAAAAATGGGGAGAAATCTGATGTAGTTCTGTTAAAGGATCCAGAAGGAGTTGTGGATATGCACTTTACCTTTTGTTTGAAATACGTTGGCGATAACGTCCAGACTCAGACGCATTATAAAGTGGCAGACAAGTCTAGTGCTGATTTTATTATTGAAACGAGGCCCAATTCCTATACTGAGCTAAAGCAGCCATTTCGCATTGGGACATTCGGAAAAGAAGAAAAAGGATTGTTTATAAATTTTAAAGTATATCCATGCGATGAAAGCAATACGCACCACATGTACTTGTCTTTTTTAACATCAAAATAAACTAATGTTATGGCTCTAATTACAGAAGGTGAAATCGAAGTAAGCGAAACTATTTGCAATCTGACGGTAGTACCTATACAGATAACAGAAGATAAACTTAAAAATATACTTACGCAGCATATTGAAAAAATAAAGAAATCGCACGGGTGGATTCCAGCGTTGGTCACTGTTGTGTCTTTCGTATTGACTATAGATACATCTGATTTCCATGATTCATTCGGCTTTAATGCGGACACCTTAAAAGGATTTTTTGGATGCCTTATTTTGCTCTTCTTTTGTTATTTCCTTTACGTTTCATGGAATTGCATCAAAAATAGAGACAGCGTGGATAATATCATAAAAGATATAGAAAACAAACAAGTAGCTAAAAAAGATAATTCTATAAAGAGCTTTTTTAAAAACTCCGGAAAGCGTAAGATTGATATAAAGGCTTAATTGGAAATACGGAATTACCATTAACGTGATTGCATTATTCGCCTTTGTCGCGAAATATCTTTTCCATCCAAAGGACTAGCATACAACAAATGGGATCAGTAATGCTGACCCCATAAATTTTATATATTTGTCTCAACACCGATTGGTTAACTTTATTTTGTATTAACGGATATTTCTGTTAATATGTATGAATACTTTTGCCGAAAGAATACAACATGGTCGATTTTTCGATATATTTGCGCTACTAAATCTTGTTATGGATATTAATGGTGAATACATAGAGGAAAACTTTCTTCATCCCGAAAAATACGAACTGGTTTATTCCAACGAAGTGGAGGCCAGCATCCTTCGAATCATGAGGAGACGGAAACATGAGTTATTCGGTGATAGTCACGACCCGTCGGAAGAGCAGTGGAGAGAGTGGGCCGATTATCTTGAAGAGAACTATATAAGGATGATACATACGGATATAGATCCGTTTTGCATACTTATCAGACACGACTTGCTACTGATACGAAATTCATACGGAAGCATTATTGATACGATTGAATGGTTTAAATCCATTGGTATGCCTTATAATTTTGATGAAAGAAAATTTAATAGCAATTTTATGAACATAATGCGATCTTATAATTCAGATTGGAAGTTATCAATTTCTGATTTGGATTTATTTAAGGTCGATAAAGAAAAAATTGAGGAAGAAAACAAAAAAAGACAGGAATTAGAAGAAAAAAATAAGAAGAGACTAGAAGTATTATGTGCTGGACGCGACAAGTATCTTGCAAAAAAGGCAGAAGAAAAACGAATAAAAGAAGAGGAAGAAAAAAGGTTGTTAAGACTTCGCAAAAAGGAAGAACGAAAAGCCAAGATTATTGAGGAACGGCAGAGAATAGTTACAGAAAACTATTTAATGAGTTTCCCTTTCCCTTATATAAACGATGAAATAGGCATAAAATTTATTAATGATTACAGAATTGAAAATGGGCATCTCCCGATGTTTTATATTTTGTGCAATTATCTAAAGATATATGGGCATTTGCAATGTATCGACAATTTGTCAAAAGCATATTGTGTATATATGGAGTATGAGCATGTCAAGTACGGTCCAACTGAAGAAATATGGGAAAGTTATGGGATTACAAGAGTTCAGGCCAAGGCAGCAATGAGAAAACATAAGCCGAACAGGATGCTGAAATTAATCCTCGACCACGAAGACTGGAACTATTATGAGGTTAGAAATATGAAATTCATATCTAAAGATAATTTCGACATAGAACTTTTCTGCAAGACAGAAAAAGTGAAATTGAATTTTGTTCAGTTTTTCTTTATGCTGAAACTTGTATATAACAGATATGGGCTGTGTCGTATATACACTGAAGATTTAGAGCCGTTTAGAGAATCGAAAGATAGTGTTTATTGCTATGATTACATAATATATGAAGACTTTAATATATATAACTTTTCTGATGCAATAAAAGATTTATCAAAGATTGCAAATCTGCATAAACTTATTGAAGGAGCAAAGACTATCCAAGATGATTATATTATGAATGAAAAATATTGGGATATAGATCTGAAAGAAAAAATGCCGGCGTTCGACATACATAATATATACAGAATCCTTTTTACCATATTCAATGATGTAATGGGAGAATGGATAAAAAATAATAAAGACATTTTCATTGAAGATAATTTTCATAGGACACCTAATGTTAAGTCAATTTTAAAAGAAGCCTCCGTTCCTCTTACGTGCCTGGAAGTATTTCAAACATACACAAAGGATTACCCGGAAGATAAGACTATAACGTTGGAGAAGGTGAGAAGTATATTGAAAAGTAATTCCAAGATAATCAGACGTGGTGACATATATAATACGAAACTTTTTTACAAAATATAGCTTATGAAAAAGAAATATTTAAAAATAGTGTTGATAGTAATTTGTTTTATCTTATTTGGGTGGTATGTATATTCTTCAAGCCAAAGAGTTGAACAAGGGTACAAAGGAGCAGATGAAACGACAAAGAGAGTTGAAAAGTATTCCAACCAAGCTTTGAAAAACGGGTATAATGAAACGTCTGGCGGCATAGGTGCTAAACCTGTTGTTGTCAAAAAGTCAGATTTGGAAAAAGATAATATAGGACAGGATGATGAATAGTTTCACCCCGCCCCATATTCTACACTTTGCCCATAAGAGAAAGCTGTGAGTTCACTTGTGATGTAAGCATAGCAATAGCTTGTGCAAGACGATCCTCGACAGACTGAATCATTGCTCTTTCGTCAGCGTTACCAGCAATCGTAGTTTTGTCGAAATTGGCAAGATTTTGTATTGTTATATTGATTTGCGTCGGAGTTGCGGCTTGCCTTCCGTAAGTGTTTTCGTAACCCTTGTTAGGATTGCTGCTCCCTCCGGTTCTGCCGCCTTTTCCTCCTGTTGCTGCTGGAAGTGAATTAGTAGCGTTACTAGAACCCGAATTATTCCATCCAGTTCCAAACCCATTGTCAACAGTCCCTTTTTTGTTTTTGTTGTTCTTTTTAGCACCGGGTATGGATTTTACTATATTATTTTCTTTAGTTCCAGGTCTGGTAATATATGCCAGTTTACCTTTATTCTGTTTCTTATCGTCAATTGCTTTTTGCAGTGGATTATATGGCTGATATCCCATATTCCAAGCATATCCGAACTTTTGTTTTCCTGCCTTGTATGGTATCTTTACTTTATTACTTTTTGGTTGGAGAACATTATTTGTACTAGGATTCTCTCCTGAATTCCAATTTACATTAGTCCATCTCGAAGCCTCAATCTCTTGTTGTTTAAGATATTCTATCAAAGCCTTTATTCTACCAGCAACGCCTTGTAACCCAGGTATGTTATCTAATGAATTGGCAATATTTTCGAGAAGTGATACATGCGCGTTAACCGTATTAGGAACTTGTATTCCAAGCGCATTTAACATGTCGTAGAAACCTTCCCATTGTGGTTGCCCGTTCTTGAATTGCAAGAATACATTTTGCATCCTTCCATACATATCAGGCAATTTGATTGGTATTGTCCCTAGATAACTACTAGCCGCATTCATAAATTTATCAGAATACAGTCCAGTAAGATTAACTAAATTCTGATAAGTTTTCCAAACTTGTGTAAGTTTATTATATGCGCCAGAATACCATTGAGTAAATTCAGATAAATCAGGTGAATTAAATATCTGTTTATACCCATAATTGTTTACATCTTTCCCAATATTAAGAGCAGGATTAAATTGCTCAATCATATTGTTAATAGCCTCTTTATTCTTTGCAGATAATTTTCCTTTTGAATTTTCTACAATAGAAGTTATCTTTGATTCTGCATTTTTTGTTTCATTTGATTCTGCTCCATATCTATATACTGATGCACGAGCTATTAAATTACGAACCCCGTTATAGTATTTATTATCGACCCCTAATGTCTTATATGTTTTAATTTTGGTTCCATCTTCTGCTGTGTATTCTTGCAATAAATTTCCACCAGCATCAGTTTCTAATTGATTCTTGATAGCTGAAAATGAATAGTTTTTGCTATCTTTACCATAAGCATATTTGTATGGAACAATATATTTATCGTACCAGTTTTGTAAAATAGGCAGGAAATGCGTATCTTTTCCTAACTTACTTGTAAGTTGTCTGAAATCAGATATTTGTGACAACTTTCTTTTAGATGCTTTTGGTTTATTTGATACGGATGGTATATCACCGACATAAGTATTATTATTTAGTTGCGGATTTGATTTCAACCAATTTGTAAGATCAATTGGTTTTGTCCCAATTCCGCCAGCCATTTGATTATATCCATTTTTTAAAGCGGTTTTAGAATATGCTTTAACCCTATCGCTTGTCTTGTCAGCATCTTCGTATCTCTTGCTAATATGTTTAACATAAGCAACAAGTAAAGCTATACCTGCAAGTGCTGCAAGATACGGTAATGCTGCTGTAAACATTCCAGCAATTTTTGCTAAGAAAATAGGTATTCTTAAAATGGAATTTTTTATCATATTAATTAATGGCATCAGCGTAAACCCTGTGAGCATGGCGTTTCCTGCCTTGTATGCAAGTCCCATCCTTGCACCAGTGCCTAATTTGTTCATTGCGGCGAAGCGTTCGATAAGTGCGGAATTACGGAATTGTTCTGTACGTCTCATATCCCTCAATACGTTCATGTAGGCATTGCGTTCTGCAACCAATCTGCGTTCGTTAGCATAGTTCTGTTCAGCCCTTGCGCCATAGTGTGCGGAAAGTTCCGACTCACCAGCTCTTTCCCAATATTCAGAACCTTTGGTGTACATAAATCCGTTTGTATGGGCGTTACGTATATAATTATAATACGAGCCTCCGTTTCTATACATCGCATTTTGGCGTTCCAACAGTGTATTGGCACTTGCTCGTTCAGCGGCAATTGCCTCTGGAGCAGCGACCGCCCCTGCAACGGCGGCACTCGAACCTCTTGGATGGCGAAGCGTTGCCCACAGCAAAGAACCGTTAAGAAGAAGGCTTGTCAGCCCTCCTCCCAATCTTGACATTCCAGAAGTTGCAGCCCCTCTGCGGACTACAGATTTAACGGCATTTGCCTCCATTACTCTCGGAACAGCCCCTCCAGCCATCATCGCACCTGCAATACGGGCAGAACTGTAACGTGAAGCGATTCCGCCTCCAGCAGCCAAGCCACCAACGGCATACGCGCCACCAGCTACACCTGCCGCACCGGGCAGCAATCCTCTGAACGAAGACAGCATTCCGAGCATCTGCACGAACGGGGTAATGAGATAACCAATCTGTGTCATTGCCATCTGCATGACAACAATCGCTTTGATGAATCCGGGGAATGCGTTATATATCTTTAGCCAAATGCTAACAGATGCTTTGAAAATACCCAATATGGCTTTGAGCAAGTCGAATACGTTCTTCAAGTTCTGCACAGCTTCTGGCTTGGCGAGATATTTAAGCGCATCTCCCATAGCTCCCTTAATGGTTTTCTGCAATCCACTGAATACGGTTAATGTATCATCGGTCAACGAGCTCTCGACCTGTTTCCACAGACCCTCAACGGTGTTCTGTTTCTTTAGGGATATTTCATTTGCTATTCCGTTTGCCGCAAGGTTAGCATTTGCCACGCTGCGGGTCTTCTCGACATCAATGGTAGCGGCGGCAGCACCTTGTGTTGCGGTTACACGGAACAGTCCGGACATCCATTTCGCTATATTCTTATCGTTGACTTTAGGATTATGCTTGATTTTCTCTATAAGGTCAAGCATATCGACAGGACTTCCGTCCTTGTTCGTCAGGCTGATGCCAAGCGCGTCCCAGTATTTCTGCGATTTCTTTGTTGGTTGAAGGACATTCTGATACATCATACGCAAGGTAGTACCAGCACGGCTTCCTTGAATACCAGAGTTACCCATGACACCTATCATCGCCAACGCTTCGGCAAGGGAATTTACATTTCCTTTCTGATGGTTGGCCAGATAAGCGTAACCGCCTCCATAGGACAATGCCTCCGCCAGCTGAATCATGTTGGTGTTGGTAGAGGTATATGTGTTGGTAAGCATATCCGCCAGCTTCGGCATATCCTTCGGCTTGATTTTGAACTCCGTCATGATGTTCGTCATCTTATCGGCCATAGTTGCCAAATCCTGATCGTCAATGACTGCCACATCTGCGATAGGCTTGATTGCCGCTGCGGAAGTGGGGACATCCAAACCTGCCATCGCCATGAAACGTGCCGCACCCGCTGCATCGGGGGCGGTGAACTTAGTCTTCCTTGCCACGTTTCTTACGTTCTTAGCCAGATTTCCGAAATCTCCGTTGAAGTTGTTTCCTCTATAGTTATTCCTGTAAATAGCTTTAGCCGTTTCCATCAAATTCTGATATTGTACGGATTGGCCGAAAGTATCGGAAATGACGCTCATGGCACCGCCTACGGCAAACATGGTTCCCATGCCTTTAGCCATTGAAAGAGCGGCTGGGGTGGATGCTCCGAACGAGGTGTTGCCAGTAAGTGGGTACGCCCAACGGCGAGCCCTTGCGTAAAGCCCTTCATTATTGCCTCCAGCCAAAGCCATTCCCTCTTTCCCTGCTGGGATTCTCATCCTTGCATATCCCGTCCTTGCGTAAGGCAACATGCCATACGTGCTTCCAAGGCGTGCTGCGGTTTCAGCCGAACGTGAACCATAAGGAAGAGGCTGTTCGCTTGTATATCCGGGCCCAGAAGTCGTGCGCTGTCTGGAACCTCCTCCTGTAGCTAATGTGACGGGTATAGGTCTTTCCAAAGTCATCAGCGCTTCCCTGAGCTTGGCAATCTGCTCCATGGCACCAGTGATATTGAGATTTACTTTGACATCGTTAAGTCCCTCACCGAGCTTTTTGGAGATCGCGTTTCTGTTAGCCGCACCCTCTTTGGCGTTTGTACCCCATACAGGTTCTATCCTCGCCTTGATGGTAAGGGCTTTCATCTTTTCGGCAGCCTTTGCTAAGGAGGCCTCGATGCCTGCCGCATCCACAATGGCCTTTACAGGGACTTCCACCGCAGCCTTTGGAGCTTTTATCCTTTCGGCGGCAAGTGTACCTTGCAGCTTGACGGTTCCGATAGCCTTTACACTGTCCGCGTTGATTTCGGCAGTCGCCTTGATGTTAAGTTCGGACTTAACTGGAAGAACACGGGTAACTTCGGCAACGGTCTCCACAACGTTAGGGCCAGTGGGTTTTGGCAGTACACGTGTAACTTCGGCAACAACAGGTATCGTTATTTCAGCAGCACCCTTCGCGGCCTTTGCGCCTTTTCCTCCCTTGCCAGCTACACCTTTTGACACTGCTTGCATCTGCTTGGTGATGTCCTCCCAGTTGGACATTACATCTATCTTGTAAGAGAAAGTCTTTTTCTTTACAAGGGATAGTTTTTCGAGCGCGGATGCCAGTGAACGGATGGCGGTGGCGTTAGCCTGCGTCGTGGAAGGCGCTGGCGTTATGCCGACATTGACCATCCCTTCCGTCTTGGATGACGAAGCGCCTCCTGAAATGAGACCGGGGTATTTCTTGACTAAGTCATTTTGAAGTTTTCCGAGTCTTTCCAGTTCTTTGTTATAATTGGTAATCTGTCTGTTGGCCTCGGCAGTCAGGTTGGCGTAATGCTTTTTCTGGTTTTCCCTCCACTTGTTGAGCTTGTCCCCGGAATACCCCATAGGTGTAGCGGTAGACACTCTGCTGGACTGCGCATTTAACTTATCAAGCTCTTTTTGCGTATCCGTAATTTTTTTACGGTAATCCTTTATGCCTTCTTTGTAAGCGTTCAGCTGCGATTTCCTCAAACCCCTTCCGTCGAGTTTCCCGACGCTTTCCATGAACTTCGCAGCACCAGCCTGACCTCCGAAAACGGATTCAAGGGTGTCGCGCATCCGTATCGCGGACGCCGTTACCATCCTTTCCATGGTACCAAGGTCCGTTCGTATTCCTTCGGTATTAATCTTAGGGTTGATCTTTGTCGCTGCATTGGAAAGCGACTGTATGGTCTTTGTTATGGACTTTACATCGCTGTTAAGCAAAGAGAACCCCTTGCCCTTTCCGGACAGTTGATGTATTCTACCAAGCAAAGCGTCCAACGCCTGCGATACTGGCAGTGTGTTGGCGGTTATATTATAGTTAACGATATAATTTCTTTCAGGAGCCATGATTTATATTTTTAGTGAAATTAAACTTCGAATGTTTCAAGTGCCGTGATTGCCGTTGAGGAATCGGCGGGTACGACATCGGTTTTTATGTTGATGCTGTCCGTCTCGATGATATTCCCGTTTGCTGATACGGAAACGTTTCTTCCGTCGATCTGTTTATATCCCAACGGATTGACCATGGCGGTGTCTATCAGCGACAAAACGTCGTTGACTATCTGCGCCTTGCCTGTTTCGGTAATGTCCCCGGTTGTCGTTTCAAGATAGAACGTGGCATTGATATAAGGTATAAGCGCCCTTCTTACAACCCTGCGTATCTTGTGCATGACTCTGTTGCGGGACAACGAGCAATAGTCCCCGTCGGAAAGCGTCGTGTCGTTGCTGAAATAAACGGCACCTGGCTTGGGCACATAGGTGACTGGGACGACATATCCTTTGTTGGCTATCTGATTCAGTCGGTATTGGCTCATTCCGCTTATCGGGGAGTAATCGTCGCTTGACGATTTCAATGTGCCGAAACCGAGTTCCGCGCTTTTGAAGTCGTCGTTCTTGTTGAGGTCGTATTTTGAAACGTATGCGATGCTTTCCTCCGCTGGTGCAAGGCACAAGCAGGCCAAAACCTTTCCGAGCATCCCAACTGGAGAATAGTTTATGTCGCTATTTTGCATGGTATGTACAGCATCTGTTCCGTTCTGCCCAAGGATGACGCTCAACTTCGGAAAATCAAGGTTTATGGCGTTCGGAATGTTTCTGTAGTCCATGATATACGAATCAGCCCCGTCCGCTTTTGTATGCGCGGTATTTGCATTCAGCACGATATTCATGGGAAGCAGCGCCGATGCCGTCTTCCCGATGATTCCAGAAAGTATTTCCGCACGTGCCTCTATCTCGCCTAGCAGCGCAGTGAATCCGATTGTTCCGCCCGTTGACTTCCATAAGTCCTGTTCCGTCCATATACCTAGCTGGAATAACTTCCCTGATGCTTTCTGCTGGAAGTCCTCTATACAGGTAAATGACGGGGAGCCGTTGTCAACGCAGTTTGCGAACATCACGTATATGGCCGCATCCTTTCCGATATAGCTATAAAATTCCTTGATATGATAATAGGGTATGCCGCCCATTATTCCTCCCTCTTTGATTCCGAGATACACGGCCTCGTCGATGTTGTTTATCTGCTGTACCTGTCCGTCTCCGAAATTCAGAGCCGCAGTGTCATATCCATAAAAGGCATTCGACCTTAACCCGTAGTCGAAAACCATTCCGCATACGCTTTCGTCGTATGAAACATCCAATACGTTGCTTTGCAGTTTGCCTACGTTCGCCTTTCCTATATTGCCCATATTAATAGTATTTCTTATATATAGTGTTTTTCGGAGATTTGAAGTCATTACGTTTTTGATGCGGTTTGTAAGTTAATGTAAGTTAATTAATACACCTTTGGTTCATAAGGTAACTATATCAAGGTAGAGCATAGGTTGGAGTAGCTACCAATCGACAAGGGGTAATCCGAAGGCCCCTTGCTCTTTCTTTATTCTTCGGGGTAACTTAAACATTCGGATTATGGACACTTCTTGATTTCACCTTATTTATAGTCGGCATCAGCTTAATGATACCCAAAAGCCCTTAATGGCTGGGTTAGACCCGTCGAGATGATTTGAGGTCAGTTTCGATGTTTCCGAAAATCGGGCATTGTCAATAAACGTAATTATTATGAAAATGAAAACGAATGTAACCATGACACGAAATATGGGAAATTTTTCTGTGTATCAGAGAACATCTGATGGTATGTTTAACGCGACATCTTTGCTTAAACAGTGGAACGCTTTCAACAACTCAAAAAAGGAGTTGAAAGAATATTTCAAACTTAATAGTACAAGCGAGTTCGCAAATACCATTGCAGAAAAGGAAAATCTTGATGGGTGGAAATCCACCTATCATACTTCTCACGCAAATAAAGGCGAAAATGCAGGTACGTGGATGCACCCTATGTTATTTATAGATTTCTGTATGTGGATAAATCCATCTTTTAAATATGATGTATTGAAATTTGTTTACGACCAGATGATTAAATACAGGAACGATGCCGGAGACGCATATTGTGAACTGGGAGCTTCCATTCAAAAAATCGTTTCAAGGGATTTTATGAAAACGGCAATGAAGAAAACTGGAGAAGCCATTAACTGGGTCATATTCAATTGCCATGAGCAAGGAATGCGTAACAAGGTTGGTGAGGAAGGCAAACAGAGAGATTTGTATGAGTTCGAACATAAGATTGCGGAACTCATCAATGACGGATTCATCAAGAGTTATGATGAGCTCATCAACTATCTTAGGAAACAATACACAAAACGGAATTATCCGAAAGTGTTCCTTAAATAGATTTCACAGAATTAATCAAAAAAAAGAATGGGGTCGGCATCAGCGACCCCATTCCTTTGTAGAGAATAGACAAAGAAATTTATCGGAGAACCGAAAATGGATTTTATGGATTCACAAAATGCTTATATTCAAATAGATATAAAGATAATGAATGTTATTAAGGTAGAATATGAAAAAGATTGTCTATACTTCGATTGACGATTTTACATTGAATAAACAGATTGTAAAATCATACAAGGAACTAGGAAGTGATTTTGTAGCATGGATTGAGGAAAACACAATCAAGCTGATAGAAAACAGAACACGAGCCGAAACACTTGCTTATGAGAAAATATCATCAACGAACTTGCAAATTGATTCGCAACCATTCTTTATGATTAACGGACACAGCTATTTCCTTGACATTTATGTTCCGAAATTAAAATTGGCAATAGAAATTGATGGTGGTTATCATTCATATCGTAGACAGATAGACATAGTAAGGGATAAGGATTTCGATTCTATTGGAATAAGAACTATCCGTGTATCGAATAAGAACGTTTTGGATGGGAATCTATTCGCTATTATTAGAGAAAAACTGACAAATAGCAAACATGTCAAAAAGAAAAAATCGAAATCCCCAGTTGGAAAAAGCCGTAAGCGAGAATTGGCTGAAAAGAAAAGATACCGAAATAGGTTCAAATTGAAGTATGCTTAATACATAAGGCAAAATGAATATAGCACGTCTGTTCATTTTGCCTTTTTACATTATATGGCTAAAAACACAGTTTCCATGGTGGCGGGGAAAATACTATATTTAAGAAAAGGATTATGTCACTGTTCGATAATTTAAGTATTACCGCCGCCAATGCTGCTTACGACGCCTCGTTCGAATACGGGATGGGGAAAGTCAGGGACTGGATAAGCAGAGGGTTCGGTGCGAGTCAAGACACCCTTCACTTCTATTACGACTACAGCCGTGGAGGAAGCGTGTTGGAGGTGATCGCTAAAAAGGCGGCACTTGGTGTCGCACAGGTGCTTAAAAACGAGGCGCTTGAACAATATAAGAAGCTGATAGGGCTGAACAAGAAGAAAGTGACGCTCGCAAAAAGCGACACTTCGCGGTCCATCATCATCGAGAACACTTATAAGAACCAACAGAAAAGATACGGTTACATAAAGGTTAACGACGGGAAAGTCACTGTTCCGGCACTTGATCCATACGGGAATGTATGTACAGAAGCGTTGATGTTGAGCATTCCTGTTAAGCCGAACATAAATCTTACCATTCAACGTGTGTCCAAGAACGGAACAGAGTCGGACGGAAGCTCGCAACTGGTGAGCGACCACCTCGTGTGGTACGATTGTACCGCCATCGTAACGGTCGATTCCGACAAGAACTACGTTCTGACAAAAGTCGTCGGCAGGGATTATACAAGAAAAGAGCTTGTGTCGAACGGAGACTTCAACTTTTCCGTTTCAGGGCATCTTCTAAGCAATACTCCCGACGTAATGCCTAGCGAGGAAATCAAGAAGTTTACCCAGATAATGCGATACAAAGGTGTCGTGGAGGTAAACAGCGAGGTTCTTGACCAGTTCAATGTGAAGAAACTCCTCATCACCAACTTCAACATCAGCCCGCAGGAGGGTGATAAATCCAATATACCGTACACGTTCAATGCGGTAGGAATACAGCCCGCCGAGGAGATAAAGATGAGGGAGGACACCATCACCACTTTCGACAATGCACTTACGAGCGCAAGCAGTTCCACGACCACCAAGACGAAGTGGCAGCAGATGATAGACGACAAGCTGGACGGACTGAAGACCAATTCGGTAAGCATCGTAGACCAGGGACTCACTTTGTCCACAGGCCTTCTTAACCAACTGTAAATCCGACGCACATGGCAACATATACACTGAACCCGACATATCAGGAACACGGAGCCGACGAGGACGTAGTAAACATTCTCGTATGCCAGATAAAGGTATGGGCCGCATCGCCGTCCAACTGGAACAGCGTGCCAACTTCATGTACGTTAATCACTGAAGTGGAAAGCGTAGAGATCAAGGACTCCTACAAGGAGGTCGTCGGTACCGCGGTGGTGAAGCTGCCGCAGGGCGCAATGGTCGAAAAGACCATCATCGTGGACGGAAAGGACGATACGGTAACGACGGGTAATCAGACAAATCAGGATTCCGAGACCTCCATGAGGAAGGCGACCGTTGCAGGAGACATGCTCCCAAGGGAGGGAATGATTTCCGACAAAGGAGACCCTACATTGTCGCTGAACGTGAAACGTAACGACATGGGAATCATAGAAGTCAGTCAGGCGCTTGAGCATCTTGCTACCGCCAACGATTTTGCAGTGGGAAACCGCATACAGATAAAACTGGGATATGTGACGACGGAGGAGAAATGGGAAATGGTCAAGCAGAAACGCGATGTTCCGGAACTTAAACTATGCTTTACGGGATTCATCACGGGATGTTCCGCAACCACTCCTGTGGAAGTGTCATGCGAAAACATGGCTAGCGTCCTGAGGAAGAAAAGCTGTCCAAGGATAGTGGCCAAAAAAGATTATACGGTCAACGATTTCCTCGCTCCCGACGGTCTTTTCAAAATGCTGAGCGGAACAGGCATATCATTGTCGGACGCGACAAAAGGCTGCACGATAAACATCGGCAAGGTTGGACTAACCACGAATGTCACCGTAGCCGATGTCCTTGAGACATGGAAGGACTGGGGAATATACTCGTTCATGGAACCCGACGGATTCACTTTGCGCGTTGCACGTGTTATGTTCACAAAAGCGGACGGGAGCATGGGGGACACGAAAGAATACATAGACTACAGATACGCCAACGACATCGAAATGATAGAGTTCGACTGGGACGTCGCAAGCGACAATATGGAAGTGACGCTTCGGGACAAAAACTTCCTTGCTGTGGAGGCGCACGGTATTACGAAAGACAAGAAGATGTTCAAGGTGACTTGCCTCCATAGCGATTCCGATACGCAGGGTATTCCAATGCCGAGGTATTTAAACGAAAGAGAGCCAGTCAAGAAGAAGGCGAGAAAGCGCAAGGGAGGCGAATCGGTCAACAACAACGATAAGACAAAGATTGACATGAGCCCTTACGAGATAGTTCCTTATTTCGGGAGCCATGTGGGAATCACGATGGAAGAGCTGAAAAAGGAGGCATGGTCTTATCTGAAAAACTACAACGAGACAGGAATAAAGGGAAGTGTTTCCGTTTTCGGGGACAGAATGATTTATCCGACGCAATGTGTCGGCCTTATTGATGTCATGCACCCCGAAAAGGACGGATATTATCTTGTGGAATCGGTCAACACCACATTCGGGCTTGACGGTTTCAGACGCGAGCTGGAGCTGCCGTACAGAGTGGGGAACTTTACAAACACACCAAAAATAATAAGGGATTAGGATATGTCGCTAAGAGGAAAGATACAGAATGTCACGGGTGACTTCATGGCCGCGGTCAAGAAGACGGCCAGAAAAGGAATCATCGACGAGAGGGGAGGAGTGTTCGGAACAGGGAAAATACTCGGTTACGTATGCGCCATACACGGTGACGACGACAAGGATGAGGAGCTTCGGGGTACTGTTGACGTGCAGGAATACAACTGCTACGAGGAGGACAACAACCATCAGGCGATAGGTTTCCATGAAGGCGTTATGCTTTCCGCCGTGCAAGGGAATACGGACGGTTTCAGGATAGTCCCGCAGATGTATTCGGATGTGGTGATATCCACAGACCCGACCACGATGAAGGAATACGTAGTCATGTATTCCCATATATCCAAGATGCAGGTTAAATCAACGGATTCGATAGAGCATACCGTAACGGAATACGAGGATTTTTCCGAGACTTCCGAAGGGGGACTTGACAAGGACTATGACGAGCTTGACAGGACAGGGAACGGCTCGACTGTATCGCAGTCGTGTTCGGAGATAAACCATACGGTAGGTTCCAAGGATGGCAGCTCGAAAGTGAAGCAGACCCCAGTGTTACATTCCGAGGAAGCCAAGAAAATAACGCACAACGGGGACAAATACCACCATGTGAAATCGGAAACACTTGAAGATATACTGAAACAGCTGCTCGACCTGCTTGCTACAGCCACCGCAGCGGGTTCGCCTCTGTCAACGGCGGCGGCTATAAGGGCTTTGGAAAACCAGCTGAAGGAAATAGAATCCGATTCCGTTTACCTCGGACATTAAAAATACGACATATATGGCAACAATAAAGGAGACAAGGGACGCACTGAACGGGCTTTCTTCGGGGAAGCTCGGACTGAAACTAGATGCGGTAAAAAGGGAATCGGCACGGAACACGCTGATAGCCAACGGCAAGAAGGCTACTGACGACGAGATAAACGATGTCCTTGATACATGGAAGAAGAACGGAACCGAAATAGACGCATATTTCCAAAGCGGAATAAGCGAGATAGAGGCGTCGTTCGCCTCGTTGAGCAACAGCATCAAGAACGTTTCTTCGCAGTTCGCAGGCATCACGGCCACCGCTGCAAGTACGACGGCGAGTCCCGCGGCAGTCCCGATGCTGGTTCAGATAAAGACACAGGTGTCCGATATACAGGGTACGCTGGCAAAATGCCTTGCGGCCTGCCTGAAAATAAATATCGGAGCACCCGATCCACTTGTGAATCTGGTGAAGCTGCTGAATACCGCCAAGGGCGTGGTGGGCTTGTAATTTTGTGCAAACTCACATCGCGCTAGAAACACTATATATATACAGATGGCAAAGGATATACTGACAAATGTACACAACGGCAACATCCTTATAGGTGACAGCCGCGGAGTCGCAACAACCGTATACACGGCTGTGTGGGGAGACTTGCTTGGGGAAAAGGACGGGAAGCTGTACCTTAACATCATCATTTCCCGAAGACAGGTCGGAATGACCGTTGGGAACGGAGACACCATCCCCATAAACGCCCCTTACTGCCCGAGCGACAGCGTTTTCTACGTGAGGATAATTGTCCGCGCGGAAGACGGGACCTATTCAAAGACGGATATCCTTCCCATAAAGAGGCCTGTGTATGTACCTAGCGACGTTTCGAAATCGGGCACTACCATCAACGCATGCGAACTTTTAAGGATAGACCGTGACGGGCAATATCTGATATCCGTGACGATAGACAGCAATCCCGAACTTTCTTTTGCGACATTGTATTCGGGAAAGCAGTCGGACCTCCTTGTCGGTGACAGCGACGACCAGAGCGCGCAGCTTCTTTCATTGTGCGCACCTGGAAAATATTACAGATATCCTCTGACGGGAATAGGCGTCCACGATTATATCAGCAGCGTCGTAACCCATACCAACCTTGCGGACAAGGTCGTTGACCAGTTCAACAATGACGGAAGGGCGGTAAGCGATGCGGAATACGACACGAAAACGGGGGAGCTTGACATCTATGCCACTGCCGGCGAAGTGCAGGAAGACGAAGAGACGCTGACCGCCGTGGCGGATTTGGACGAAGAGCCGTTGAAGTTGCAGTCGGACTATTATATCGCAGAGATTATGTCGGCTTATACCGACGTCAGTATTGACAACAGCGATTTCGTCAACTCCCTGTATCTTTTCGACAGTTTCTTCGGGCTTTATCTGTTTACCGAAAATGCCGAATACAAGAGGATTTCCGATACCGTGCAGCAAGGATATGTCATCGGCGAGGACGGAACCGTCACCGCAGCAAGCAATACAGATTACGCTGTAGCGTCCGAAAAGCTGTATGCTGGGGACATCATCGCTTTCAGGCTTGACGCATACAACTATGCGACCAATCCCGTGTTCATCCTGAAGGACTCGGACAGCACCGTTTACGTGTCTCCAATTTCAGACACCGACCTTTCCGACGAAGACTATATGAAATGCGCGGTCATCCTGAAGGAATGCACCATAAGCTACGGTATTTCATACAGCGCATTTACGGGCAATACGGACAGGGGAGTTTTCCTAGTTTCCCAAAACGACAACAACTACAACCGCATGGCAGCCGTCACGGTTGACGAGAAGACTGGCAGGGTGATATGCTCGATAACGCAGAACTCCGTCGTCACCGACGCCGTAATCCAAGGGGAAGACAATGTTTTACACATGAATATAAATCTATAACACAATGAGCAGCAAATACATATCAATAGCGTCGGTTCCAGTGGAACGTGGAAGTTATTCTTCAAGCGAAAGATACTATGCGTACAATAACGTCACGATGTGTTCGTGCCGGTTCCAATGCAAGGGGAACGGAATTGTCAACGTACCTCCTCTCGTCCCCATCAAGGATTCGGCTGGAAACGACACAGCGCAGTACGAGTTCGCGAATACGGCACAGTGGACCTGCATACTGGATAACCTTAACATCTACAATGCTAAGGTCATAGCCCATATATTCACTACGGAAGACGACATGAAAAAACTGATTGACGCCAAGACGTACAACGAGGACGCAATATACTTAACGCTGGAGGAATAGCCATGATATACAAAAGCGGGAAACAGATATCCCAGTTATTCTACAGGGGGAAAGCCATTACCGCCGTGTACCACGGAGCGGAACTGATATGGCAGGCGGTGCGCAGCTGCTTCGGTTCGGGTTTGTGGTTAAACCTGAAAGTATGGGAAGACGCTGACCCGTGGAAAAATAATTAAACAAATTAGATATGGAAAAGAAAATAGACGAAGAGATAAATTCCCTCGCGACCGAATGGGAGGGTTATCTGGGAAGCCGCGTACAGGCGTTCATCAAATCAGAGTTCAAGAAAAGTTTCGGATATTCCAAGAGAAGCGACAACAAGGAGGATGACGGATTCTTCCATCTGCGTTTTTTCAGGACCGAGGATGATTTCAACAACTGGAACACGGATAAGGAAACTTATGCTAGCAATGTCCTTTCCGATGTCACGCTGCCCGATTCCACGAGCAGCGCAGTGAGCTATATCGTCGCATTGGAGAACAAGAGCGACAAGATAATAACCACTACGGACAAGAGCGTAAAGGTGAACATCCGCTTCACTTCGCAGGTTTACAACCCTATCACGCAGACGACAAAGAACACCGACGAGCAAGGCGAGCTGACCATACAGACGAAAATGGAAGGAGCAACCGCATGGACCACCAAGGTGACGCATACGATTAACAGCGACGATGCCGACGACCCTACGTCTTATCAGACCGTAGACATATCGGATTATCTTGTTACGGGTACGCAGCTTGTGCGTATGATAGTCAAAGGAAGTACGTCAGGCGCGGCTTCCACATACATTTCGTTAAGTGTCACGATGACGAACCTTTCCATGCAATACAGCGTGGATTGGGAGAATGTGTTCACATACGCCAGATATCCAGTCATCAGCATTCCGATATTCGTTACGGGAACCGTAGCTAAAGTCCTGCATCTTAATGTCGCAGGCACTAACTACAGCAAGGACTATACATATACCTTGGGCACAAGCGTTTACAGCTCGACGCCTTACGTGGCTTCCATAGACCATCCTAATGCGCATGGTGTGTATACCATAACAGGTTATCTGGAAAGCGGTTCCGTTAAGACAGCCAGCGTGATACTGAGAATCATGTGTACGGTAGAAGGCGGTAATACGAACCTTATCGTGCTAAACGACGTGCAGCAGAGCATAGCGAACTGGAGTAACGTCATTCCGTTCAAATATGCGATTTACAATCCATCCTCCCAATCCACCGATGTCACGTTCAACCTGATGAACGACGGGAAGACCGCAAGCTACTGGAGCGAAAAGGAAAGTGCGGTCGCCAACGGGGTGCAGAAGACATTGCAGTTCTCGCTCGAAGTGGAAACTGACACTACGGACAGTTTCAATGCAAGAATGGAGTTCTTGGCCGACGACGGTTCGAACATAAGGGATATTCTTCTGTTCAAGATAGACAATTCTGAAAACTTCGCCCCCACATCAGGCGCGGATTTCATCCTCAACCCTAAAACGAGGAGCAACAACGAGACAACTCCTGAAACTATCATCAACACAGCCAATGGAAGTACCGTACCAAGCACATGGACGGGATTCGTGCATCATGCCGACGGATGGGTCGCCGATGAAAGTCTGAACAGATGTCTCCGTGTACTTTCAGGAGAAAGGCTTAATATATCATACGAACCTTTTTCGGATGATACAGGCACATACGGGCTTACGATGGAGTTTGACATAGCAGTGAGAAATTCAACCGACGAAACTGCACAGATACTTGGTATAAACACGACTCTTTCGGCTGACAACCAGCCTTTGGGCCTTATGATTTGCCCTCATCAGGTATTCTTCATGACGAAGAACAAGCGTGTGAAACTGGATCAGGACGCAGGCTTCGAGGAGGATGTGCGCACGCATATATCAATCAATATCGTGAACAACCTGTATGCAAGCAAGATAAACTACGTGAGGATTTTCGTCAACGGAACAAATGCCCGCGAATTTGTGTATACCGATACGGACGCTTTCTGGCAGGCCGTCAACGGCGTGAAGTCGAGCGGAGGCATACAGATAGGTTGCGACACCGCAGATGTTGATATATACGGCATAAGAATATATAAGGCTAACCTTTCGGAAAGCAGCATCAGAAAGGACTTTATGGCCACGATTCCAGATGTGACGGACAAAAAGCGGTACAAGTACAACAATGAAATCGTGGGTGACAGCGGAGAGATTGACTATCAGAAAGTTCTTCTAAGATACAATACGATGGTGCTTACAGGAAGACGTCCAAGTCTTGCAAGCCCTTCTTCAGGGACTTGCGACCTTTCAATCAACATTATCGGTGATGCCGCCCACAGCGGAACCATCAATCACATGACGACCAAAGGTCAGGGTTCTACCAGTAAGAAATATTGGAAATGGAACTGTCAGTACGGGTTCTCTTCCGATTCGGTATGGACAGACGGAAACGGAACGGCGCATGGCGCATGTTATCAGATAGCCGAAGGGCAGCCATTGGCGAAGAAGCTGGTTGATAAAATAAATTGGGCATCTTCTATGCAGTCGCATAAGCCAGGAGCTACGGCGGCATATAACGACTTGTATAAAGCCGTTGTCGGAAACACAGGTATAACAGCGACGGAAGGGTACGAGAATTGCCGTGTTTCTGTATATCAGCGTCCGTTCTTCCTTTTCGTGAAAGACACAGAAACGTCCGACCCTGTATTCTACAGTCTTGTGACATTCGGTGCGGCAAAAGCGGATGCGCCTACATTCGGTTACGATAAGACCAAATTCCCCGACTATCTTCTCATAGAAGGAAGCGACAACAACCCGGCACTTACCTTGTGCCATGTTCCATGGATAACGGAAGACGTGGTGTATTCTGATGATGAAGGCGGTTGGGTGTACAACGGAATCACATCGTTCGACTATGATTTGGGAAACAAGGACCGTATTGACAAATTCATTGCGGCCCATAATTTCGTTTGGCAATGCAGCAACAGGCTGAAACCTTATGCAGGTACGGCAGAAGCATTGCAGGCCGACGCAACACTCGACAAGACGTATCAGTATTGGGTCACTAAGTCAAGTACGGGAGCGGCGCAATACGACCTTTTCAGATATGATTACCTGACAAGTTCTTGGGTCGGAAGCGGCCTGACAAAATCGGGTAGCGGAACATATTCCGTTCTGAATTTGAAGACGCAGCTATCAAGCTATCTATTAGGGTTCGATACTAATTCCGACGTAGTTAACGAGGAATGGGACAACGTCAACGGATTGTTCATCAGCGCGCGCCTTATGATGTTCAAGGATGGGGCAAGCAAATATTACAACATACAGAGTATGCTGTTTGCCATGAACTTCCTGAAGATGCACGGAGCATCCGATAACAGGGCGAAGAACACATATTTGTTTGTAGATCCTGTATCAGGGCTGATTTGCTTCGCGCAAGACGACCTTGATACTATCATCATGACAAACAACCAAGGTCAGAAAGACAAACCATACTATGTGGAAGAGCACGACAAGGACGCAAACGGAAAGTTCTATTGGAACGGTGAGAACAACACTCTTTACAATGTGGTGGAACAGTCATTCGCGGACGAACAGAGAAGTAATATGCGCGCCATGCTCACGGAAGCCGCTAAACTTGGCGGAGGCACGCTGGATGGATATTTGCAGAAATATTTCTATTCGGTGACGGACTATTTCCCTTCAGTGGCTTACAATCTTACCGCAAAACTTCTGTATGAGGAAGCGGAGAAACATTACGGAGTAGACTATACGAACGATACAGACCCTATCACGCAGTCGCTTGGAAGTCAGGCAGAGTGCGAGAAACAATGGTGGAAGCAAAGAATCCCTTACATATCATCATACGCATGTTACGGGGAGTTCTCTTCCGAACCTACTGGCGGCTCCATAACATTCCGTACTACAGAAAGCACTACGGTGCATTTCGACTTGACACCGTCAATGTGGCTATATCCTACCGTAACCTTGGGACAGACACTTGTCCAGTTCGGAAAACGAGTTAAAGCAGGTGAGACCTTATCGCTGAATGTTCCGACGGACAGCAATACGCAAATGTACATCACGGGTGCTAATTATATGGACAGCATCGGAAAGTGGGTTGACAAACCTGCAAACGGAGCCTTCACATTCATCGGAAGCAAGATTAAGGAACTTGTGGCAGGAACCACGACAGGCGAAACAGTCCACCTGAAAATAACTGGCGTAACCGTCAAGAGCATGAAGAACCTTCGGACACTCAATCTCGCCAACCTTACTACCTTAACGGGTGAACTCGATGTGTCCGAACTTAGCAAGCTACAGACGTTGAATATGTCAGGCACAACCATAACATCAGTCGATTTGCCAGCCAATTCGCAATATCTCAAGGAGGTGCATTACCCTTCAACTATCACCGACATCAGACTTGACAACATAGCAAGCCTAAAAACGGTTAAGTTCGACGGCGTAACGAATCTGCAAAATGTCTATATCAACCAGAAAGACATTAGCAGCGTTGACACGTATTCCCTCATCAAGATGATAGCGGCACAGTCTGCAAATATAGAGTCCATAGAACTTTATAACGTGAACTGGTCCAACTGTTCAGTCGATATACTGAACTATCTCCTAAAGATGGGCGCAAAGGTAACTGGAAAGATAAATGTAGCCGACGAAAGTACAGACAAGAAATATTTCTCCTATTCCCTGAAAAAGACGATGGTTGACACATTCGGGAATATCGACAGCGAGAGCAATGCCCTTTACGTCACGTATACGAAGAAATACACCACCACATTGGGAATGAGACATACCAACGATTTGTATGTGATCGGAAAACATACGCTGACGCTGGTTCCTTATCCGCCTTCGGCAAACGATATATCTGTAACGACAAATTCTCTCGGAAAAGCCGTGATGAACACGAAGTGGTCCATAGAAACAGCGGCGCAGAATTATGTGACCGTCACCGACGAGTATAACGGAATATTCGAGACGACGAACAATACGTCATCAAGCGCTTTCGAGGTCACTTGCACTGTTACATTACAGGACGGTACGACGAAAGTTGTTACTCAGAAAATGGAATTTTACCGAAGAATACCTCACGTGGGCGATTTCGCCTATTGTGACGGTAGTTTCTCTGCGGTATACAATTCCAATGTATCCATCGTAGGAATTGTATTCAAGGTTGACAAACTTTCTGACACACAATATAAGGCGACGAGTGTTTCCCTAAGCGACTTGACTTCATATCCATGGGGACTTTATCCTGACGGCTCTTCTAGCAACGGATTTACGAATGGAAGCGGTTCGACGACTATTGAAACGATAATCAATAACGCAGTTAAGGATAGCGACGAGGCAAAGGCCATCAGCTATACAGACTGCTTTGATATCAACAGTATTCCTGACATCCAGTCCACTGGACTTACTGGCAGTATCAGCGACTCCACTTATATCGACGATACGAAGGACGACGGATATAAAGTCCTTACGTCAGGAACATGTAATGACTACGAAGGAAAGACTTATACGGAGCAGATAATACTTCATTCAAAGTTGATTCTCAAATACTATCTGGGTGGAAGTTATGCAACATATCCTTCCGATTACAATGCACTGCTTACTGCAATTGAAGCCATTTCGACAGCCCACGACGCAAGATACAAACAGTTCTACTATCCGGCAGCCGCGCAATGCTATTTATACGAACCTGCCGTTAACGAGGACGAAACGCTTGCGGACCAATACAAGGCTACCAACTGGTATCTTCCTTCTACGGGTGAAATTAGTCGTATATATAACTTCAAACGGTTGGGAATGGATTCAGCGTCACTGTCAACAAGTGCCACTTCCGTGAACGAAGCTAGGACGCCTATATTCGCAAACGCCAACAAAGCCAGCGGAACGAGCCTTATATCATTCTCTAACGACTGGTATTGGACAAGTAGTGAGTGCAATGCCAGCGGCGCTTGGATGGTCAATTTTGGCAGTGGTGGTGTCAACGGCTACGGCAGCAAGTACTACAGTTATAGAGTGCGGGCGGTTGTAGCATATACTTTTACACTTTAAACTTCGGTCTCCTGCTCCAGCAGGAGACCATAATGAATATGAACGAAATAACAAAAGACATAAACAAAGGGGCCACCAAGGCCAAAAGTATACGGGGGACTGCACAGCTTTCCGTATACCGTGAAGCATGTAACATCCTATACATGCTAGTGGTGTTGACAAAAAAGACACCACGGAAAATGATTAGGTTCACAGACAAGGTTATCGAGGACGCATCCGAAATTCCAAAAACTATAGCACTTGCCAACCAAGCGAATGGTGAAGAAAGGGTTTACTATATCAATCTAGCCATTGCGAACGTGACATTGATTAAAAGCTATATTACGATTTTTCAAAAATGTGATGTGATATCTGACGATGACAAGCTTTTATACGCAAAAATGCTGAAAAGGCTGTTGTCAGAACTTAAATGGTGGGCAAATTCCATAAAGCGGGAGGGTCAAAAATGAGAGTCCGCGGAATCCGAATAAATGGGAACTTCACTGACGTGGCCAGATGCCGCGTGAGTTACGATGATGCAGAAGTTCATAGTAGTGAGTACAATGCCAGCAACGCTTGGATGGTCAATTTTGGCAGTGGTGATATCAACAACAACAACAAGTACAACAGTTATAGAGTACGGGCGGTTGTAGCATTTGACGGATGGTGGCCCTTTGTTTTATCTGTGCGCGAAGCGTTTTTTGATTGTATAAGAACCAAGAGGACTTCACCGCAGGGACTTGAGTATATGGATATAGACCTGTGGGATGTGGATCTGTTGGCCTTGCAACTGTATATGCGTGCATATACCATATCCGCATCTACCTGTTTTATGGTAACATTTCCAAAATTACGTGAAGTTTTCGCCGCAGCGTTCAGGGACCGAATAATACATCACTGGATATGTATCCGTCTGAATCCTTTGTTCGAACAAAGATGCAAGGAACTTGGAGATGTAAGTTTCGCATGCCGAAAAAAATTCGGAACCAAAGCGGCGATTAAACGTGTCCATGACGGGATGCTGCGTGTTTCTGGAAATCTGCAAAATGATGCCTGGATATTCAAGGGAGACATTATCGGATTTTTTATGCACATAAGGAAGGACTTGATGTGGGCGATGCTATATGCGCTCATCACAGAAAAATACGAAGGGCCGTTCATGGACACCCTTTTATGGGTGACGAAAATGGTTGTTATGAATAACCCGGAAAAGAATTGCATTGTAAAATCGGATAAAGATTATTGGAAAATTATAGATAAGGAAAAAAGCCTTTTCTTCATTCCGGATAATATGGGCGGTCCGATTGGAAACCTTACCACACAGTTATTTGCGGGTTATTACATGAGTTTTTTCGATGAGTTCGTGGAGAAATATTTCCGTGGTAAAAATTATGAATACACGCGTTCCGTTGACGATTTTATCATAATTTGCGATGATAGGAACTTTTTGAGGGAATCTGTACCGAAGATGTCGGATTTCCTTAAAAAAGAATTATTCCTAGGTTTGCATAATGACAAGATTTATTTTCAGCCTGTCAAGCATGGGGTAAAATTCCTAGGGAATTATATCCATCCCTATAGGCTCCATATAATCAACAGGACACTCGGACGTATGATTAACCGTATCAGGGGATTCGAAGAAATGGCGAGTCATGGAGAATTGAACGGGATGCAACTGAAAAACATGGTAAATGTACTAAACTCCTATATGGGGTTCCTTGTGCAGACACGTAGCTATAGGATAAGGCATGATATAACCTTGAACTTGTCCAAAGATATTTACAAATATGTATATATCGTAAATTTCAGAAAATTCAGAATCAAAAATAAATACAGATTATGAAACATGTTATCGAAGACACGATTTTTGGGAGACGTCCACACAAATCGTACACAGTGAACTACAATGTAGACGGAGACAAATGCGACAGCGTTATCGTAGAAAGTGCATCGTTGACCGAATTTATCAATGCCATAGGAAAGGGCATATCCCAGACGGAGATACAAGATATTGAAGACGGGCTTGATGAATACAGGACGGAGAAGACCACGGACGAAGAGAAACTGGAATGCGAGAAACAGAACCTGATCAGACTTATCACCGATTACGATGAAAGCGGCAATGTAAATTCTTTCCTGCTAAACGGAAATTCGTTATGGATGGGAAAGGATATAAGGACAGGTCTGGTACTAAGATTTAATGCAGAAAAAGCAAACGGGAAAACAGACACGACGTTATGGACCGAAACGCAGTGCATCCCTTTGGCTATTGATACCGCCATCGGGCTTCTGTACAAAATAGAACTGTACGCCTCTTCCTGCTATGACAATACCGCACAGCATAAAGCTAACGTATTGAAAATTACGGAGCTTGATGGCGTTAGGAAATACGAGTACAAAACTGGATATCCTGATAAAATCAGCATATAATGGTACATACCAAACCAAACGGATGCGGATGCAGCAAAGGGATATTCAAATATCTGAAACCTCCTTACCACGATATGTTCTATTCGGTGTGCTGTATGCACGACGACGCATACGATCGCGGGGGAAGCGAGAAAGACAGAAGAATGGCCGATATAAACTTGTTTGAAGGGATGATGAAAAAGTCCCTTCAAGAGGGAGGTTGCGCCCCGTTCAGAATAGTTTGGATGACCTTTATTGCAATTTTGTACTATATAAATGTAAGAGCGTTCGGTTGGAATTATTTTAACTTTAAAAAATAGGAGATAAATTTATGGTAAGAAAGTACGTAAAAAAACCAGTTGAAATTGAAGCAATTCAATGGAAAGGAGATTACGAGTCAGTTGAAGAAGTAAAAAATTTTGTAGGGGAAGATGCGGTATTTAATACTGAATATGCGCAAAATAATGCTGTTCCTCCACAAATGAAATTGGCTATTCACACATTAGAAGGTGAAATGCAAGCAAATTACGATGATTACATCATCAAGGGTGTAAATGGAGAATTCTACCCATGTAAGCCAAACATTTTTGAAAAGACTTATGAACTTTGTCATGATTAATAACTAAAAAACAGGAGATAAGATTATGTTAAACAAATTAATGAGCAACAAGTTGATTCTTGCAGTAGTTGCAATGATTCTCGCAGCGGTATACGCTTTGCAGGAAAAGAATCTGGGTACTCCAGAAGTAAAAACGTAGCGATATTCTCGGTATTGTTCGGAGCGGTGTGCGGAGCTTTCTGCGAACTGGCACGTATGCTGATGATGCGTGAAAAGTACCAATTACACCAACATCATATCATGGGTGATAGGTGCAGTTGCAGGTGCAATCATCATATTCGTGATATGAACATAATCCGATGGATTAAGGAATCCAACCGCTGGAAACACTTGGTCTACGGATATGCTATCGGACTCGGTGCCGACGATGCCTACTGCGCAGCTTATACGGGCGTGGGCATTGCCTCGGCATTGGAGTTCAAAGACCGAGCATGGGGCGGGTCGTGGGACTGGGCTGACTGGGCACTCACCGTTGCTGGTGTTGCGGCTGGATATGCAACGCGATTATTAATCAGAAAATTATTATGACAGACATTAAGACACTCTTCGCGACACTCTTCGCTGCACTCGTCGCATTCGTACATCCGATACAGGATTTCATGGTAGCTGCGGTAATGCTATTCTCGCTGAATTATATTTTCGGGCTTACCGCTGACATATCCACTGGAGGTGGATGGAGCTTCCATAAAAGCATGGTTTTCTTCTACCATTCGTTCCTGTTTTTCGGGCTTGCATTTTTCGTATTCGCAATAGGGCATTTCCTCCATAACGATGTAGGGGCTGTGCAGTGTGTGTCTTTTCTGTGCTATGCTGCCGTATATTTTTTTGGTACTAATATTTTCAGAAACATGTTGCAGATTCTTTCATACGGATCACCCATGTGGCGGCTCGTATCTTTTCTTTATTATATTTTCAGTTTGCAGTTCACGGAAAGGCTGCCGCTTCTGAAAAATTATCTAAAAAACAAAAAAGAAAAAAATGGATAAAAAACAATTTGTCAAATGGATATATCCGCAGGCGAAAAAGAACGCTGACATTTCACCTGTGTTCGTCACCGCACAAGCGGCACTGGAAAGCGGATGGGGAGCCAACGCAATAGGCAACAACCTGTTCGGGATAACTGTAGGCAGCCATTGGAACGGGAAGAAGCGTCTTGTGCTTACCCATGAGAATTTCAGCCGTTCCGACGTAAAGTTCAATCCTCCCGAAAAAGTAACCGACATCAAGCATCTGTCTCAGAAGAACTACAGATATACTGTGTATAGATATTTCCGCGATTATGACAATGTTTCCGACTGCCTTGCAGACCATACGTCCATCCTTAAAAAGCCTCAATTCGCCGACGCTTGGCCTTACAGACACGATGCCGTGGAGTTCACCAGACGCATCGTCGATAATATCGGGAGCAAATATGCCACTGACACACGTTATGTATCGACTTTGCTTTCCGTGATATCGGACGTAAGCTCCATCGTAAAACAGTTAAATCTATAGGTTATGGAAAAAATGACAATAGACATCCACGTACAGGTCACGACCGACGGGACGAGGGATGATGCAATCAAAGACTTGAGGGACATGCTGGACCTTGACGGGATGGAGGACGAGGAACACGGACTAACCACGATTGACGATATAACTATAGAGGGGGAGAAATGAAAAGGATACGAGTTGAAAGAATGTCATACAAACTTACGTACACAATCGGGAAATTATACGTTTCCGACGACGAAAAGGGAGGCGCATGGACGTACTTTTGCGACACGCTTGAAGACCGATACCGCGGCGATGACATGGCGAACAAGGTGAAAGGAAAAACCGCCATCCCGAAAGGGAGATACCGTGGAGTCGTAGATTATTCCCAGCACTTCAAAAAGATGATGTTGCATATATTGGGAGTCCCTGGGTTCGATGGTATCAGAATACACAGCGGAAATACGTCGGAAGATACGGAAGGCTGCATACTCGTTGGTTACAATACAGACAAAGGGAAACTGACGAAATCACGTGCCGCATGTAGCAAGCTGATGACTTTCATCAAAGGGGAAAACTTCGAAATAGAGATAAACTAAATATTTAATTATGAAAAAATATATTGGAAGGAAAGAAGTACAAGCCTATCCGATGACTGCTGACGAAGCAGTTGAAAAGGGCTATAAGGTTGGTAATCACGAGCATGAAGATGGTTATGAAGTCGAATACAAGGACGGCTACAAATCGTGGTCTCCGAAAGATGTGTTCGAGGAGGCATACAAACTTGCTGAAACTCCCGTAGATCGAATGAAAACAGAATTAGCCGAGTTATGGGAGAAAATACAAGGTCTGTCAAAATTCATCAAATCGGATAAATTCCCGACATTGGATGAGGAAATTCAAGCCTTGCTATATGCACAATGCGCCTCTATGAAGGATTATGCACATTTGCTAGTTAACCGTATATCAAAAATGACTGAAAACCCACATGGCAATTGGGTAACTGGTTTTATACCATTTAGCATAGCTATATCTTTTTTGAAGTGCGGATGTATGGTAAGAAGGCGTTTGTGGGAAGAAGGAGAATTTATCGTAAAACAGATTCCTGCTGCCATTGACGATTCGGTAATCCCGAAGATGACATCGCTTCCAAAATCCGTAAAAGACAGGCTGATGCTTTCTGACAACAAAAAAATCAAATATACCGACCAGATAATCATGGTAAGGTGATCATGAGGCTTTCATGGTCTCCGTCGGTAAGCGACATATTCGCGGAAACTAAAAAGAAGAAGACTATTTTAAACTTGTAATTATGAGTATTATTGAGAAAATCAAATCCTTGTCCAACAAGGTTGCAAACTGGTTTACCAACCTCCTTGCAAAAAATGACAGCATGGTAAAGGTTTCAGCACCTATCGCCGTGCATGTGCTCAACATGATAAAGAATGCGAACGCTTCCGGTGTGACGGACGTCCTCGGTCTTATCGTACAGTCGGTGGGCGTAAAATGGGGCAACTCGGCAGCTTCCCTTGTCAAGAAATGGATTAGCGAGAATATCGACAAGATTATATCAGGTGTCGGTATCGCTGATGCAGCCGCACAGTCCCCTGACGTAAACGTAAAGATTAAACTCGTGAGCCAATACATAGCATCGCTGAATGTAGATATCAAGGGTGTAAAGATTTCGGAGCTTGCATCAATGCTGGCTAAAGACCTTGACGACAGCAAACTGAGCATCGTGGAGATTGTAGCGATCGTGACCGCAATATATAAAACCGAATAGCCATGGGTACGAGCGTGCAAGTAACCAACAATGACGGGAAGGGAGGCACGATAGTCTCCATCATCGTCATCGTCATATTGCTTTCCGTTTCTGGTTTCCTTTACGTGCTTTACAACAAAGCGAACAAAGAGCTTAAAACGGAACAGGACAACAAGGAAAAATTGTCGCAGAGCATGAACGCCTTGTCCGACAGCTGCAAGACCTATCAGATCAAGTGGGGAAAGGACAAAAAATTATGGGCAGCCAAGGTGCAGACACTGTATATGGAGAAACAGAACGTTTCAACCATACTTTCCGATAAGGCATCCGACCTGAAAAGAATGGGCATCAAACTGAAAGACGTGTCCTCGCTGGCATATTCCAACACTAGGACACACGACAGCGTTACCGTCCCTGTATATATCGACAGCATAAAATCGCTCCATGCCGACTATAAGGATAACTTTGTTGACATATCCGCGACAATATACCGCGACATGACTTCCAGTATCAGGTACGAAAGCAGGGACAGCTTTACGCTCGTAAATTACATTTCATACAAGCGTTTCCTCTTTTTCAAATGGGGAAGAAAAGACGTGTTCCTTCTGACTGCGAAGAATCCGAAGACAAAAGTGGAGGGACTTAAAATATATCAGATACTAAAATGACAACTGTTGACAGAAAGGAGGTGTTCATCATGCAGAAGCTTCAAGGCAAGTGCGGCGGTAGCGGTATAATAATAAAGAGCATTGCATGAAAACGTACACAGTTAAAAGTGGCGAAAACATATTCGACATCTCGCTGAAGCTGTTCGGCAGCATTGAGGGCATATTCGATATTCTTGTGGAGAATAGCGGATTGTCGTTCGACGGAGATCTCACGTCAGGCATGGTGCTCAGCTACGACGAGGATTTCGTCATCAACTCGAACATAACGAGCCAGCTTGACGAGGTGGATGCCGACGTGCGTAACGGTCAGGACTATTACAGGCATACGGACATCGAGGACTGCGTGAATGAAGTCATAGACGCGCACAATAGCCAGATAGTCGCACAGATTACGGAACTCTCAAAGGACATCCCGACGAATGCGGCATCAATCCTTTCGCTGATATCCAAATATCATCCGACGACCTTATCGGGGTTCGAAACGAAAATGGGATATTGCGACTTGGTGTACAACGGGACCACATCGGCAACGGACAAGGAATCCGCAAACACCATGAGAACCGCCATAGAGGGAATGTCGTATGACGAGAAACAGAACGAGATAACCACAAAGCAGACCCCTGTGATACTCTGCATCCAAAGCGGTAATTTCGCATCAATGGCACTATGCGCAAGCGACGACAGCGTGATAGCGGTGGACTGGGGTGATGACAATACGCCCGACGTTTACACGGGTTCCGACGAACCCATCTACCCCGAACACGGATATGCGGACGACGGAACGCATTATATCACCGTATACGGATGCACCGACTACAAACTGCTTGACCTTTCGGGGATAAGCGGAAGCATATACCCGATGACTACGATAAGGACGAATAAGCTGATTACGGCAGATAACAAGAAATACAACTTAATCATAACAACATAAAATGAGCGAGACATTAAGCCAGATATACGCCAAGGCGAAATTGACCAGGGACAACTACCTACAGATTACGGAGCTGAATACAGGGAGGACGGACAGCAAGTTATCAATACTGAACCTCCTCACGTATGTGGTCAGTTCCATGATATACGCCTACGAGACGATTTTGGACGTGTTCGAGGTTGACATAGCCAAGATGATTACGTCTAGAATTAACGGTACGCCGCTATGGTATGCTAAGATGGCACTTCTCTTCCAGTACGACAGCGACACGAACACCGGCGACAAACTTGTCGTAAACGACGATACGCTGAAACTGGAATATGAGACGGTCAACGAGAACCACCGCATCATTTCCAATGCCTCATACGACGAGGAGAGTGACGGAAGCCTGACGCTGAAAGTGTGCAAATCCTCATCCGATGATGCCGTTTCGCCGCTTACACCACTTACCAGCATGGAACTTTTCGCCTTTCAGAACTATATGGACGATCTGAAATTCGTCGGTTCCGTCATCAACTGCGTAAGCCGCCCCGCCGACATCCTCACATTGAGGAACTGCGTGATAACATACAATTCAAAATACGCGACGGAAAAGGACGTAATCAGCAATATCAAGACGGCGCTTTCCAAGTTCACCAAGGAGATAGACTTCAACGGATATATCTATTTCGAGGCGGTAATGAACACCATCTACAGCGTCGATAACATCATCAACATCGACGATGCTGCTGAGCTTTATGTCGCTTCATATAACGACCAGACCGATTCCTACGATACATATTCTCCTACGGACAACAAATACGGGGATTCCATATCAGGGAAAGCAAAGGCAAAGGCAGGGTATGCAGCATTCTATGACAGCGACGGGGAATCAACCGTCACTACTGGCAATATCACATTAAGGGCACAGTATGAATAAACGGACGATATATGGACACGAATAGATATAACATCACCGACTACAAGCTGATATGCCGACTCCTTCCGTTCTTTGTCAGGGGAAGATTTACGGTACTTCTGCTAGAGTCCCTGTTCTATCCGCTTTCATTGGTCCATGCCAAATTTTTGGTATGGGCACTGGAGAGGATGGTGGAGGCGTCGATAACATCACAGCCTAAGTCGCTGATATGGTATCTGAACCATTGTTTCAGAGCGTATTTTTCCGATAGCAGCGCATCGTTCGATATAGCGGACCCTACTTGCAGGAACTTCTCCAGCGCGATGATATACCACAGCTACGAATACAACTTCCTCGCCACTTCGATATTGCGATGCTACAGACTCGCGGACACGCCAAAGGAACCGTATGAATCCATCACGATATATAATACGTATGAGGATGTTAAGTCCAATATATCCGCACTGACTCTTTTCGCCCCGGCAACCAAATACGGAGGCGATTCAATATCCCGTGAAATTTTACACGACTACAAGGTTAAAATAATGTCAAAAGCGGACAATTACGTTCTCATGGGTGTGGATTACGAAATACATATAACTAAATAAACAATCAAGATATGAAAGAATTTCAGTCAGACAATGGCGGCCGTCGTCTATATATAGAGGACATCGAGAATCTACAGAACATAGCGCTGCTGCTACAGACATTCTTCTGCGGGACTGCTTACAACGGAGCGACGCCCAGCCTTAATTTCGTTCTTTCGGGTTGCACGTACACAAACACGGACGGCATAGCCGTGATTTCGGATGGGTATGTGTACCTTAACGGCAAGATACGGAAAGTGCCTTCAAGGAATGTAAGCGGAGCCGCCAGCGTGTATATATGCGAAGACAACGTGACAACTGGGCACGACATCGTGTATGCGGACAATCTGTCCCATAAAGGGCAGCAGTATTACGACTATGCAGCCAAGATAGTCGTCGGCACGGAAACGAAATCGGGTTCTTATATCACGATGGACAACACCACGCATCTGTTCCCGAACCTAGGCAACACGTTCTTCCCGTATTACAACATCGTACACTCGTCTAATACAGTACAAAAGGTGAGCGGAGGATTGCAATTGGATGATTTGACGCTGCTTGAAATACTTTCTATGGGTAAGGGCCAGGTTACATCAAATTCGGATGGTTCCGTCATGTTATCATATCATGATTACAACAGTTCCAATTCCCGTGTATATAAGTTCTCAATACGTGAAGACCGTCCAGAATTGGCGATATATAAGAACGGGGAACTCGTTGAGAATATCGACTATTTCCAAAATATGCTTTCAGACAGCAGTTTGGATTTCGTTGTTAACGGATGTATAACATACATTGAAAGCGGGAACAGATATGTAAGAATATCAGATGGACGTGTTTTCATCGGAGGCCATTTGGTTTCCGTTACCGGTACTGAATTAAGTGCATCAACTGCCAGTACATATTTCATTGTGCTTTCTGAAAAATGGGATACTGACAGAACTGTTTACACAGCAACTATTCAAAGCAACTTGACAGATGCAGATCTTGTAGGGAAGAAATATATTAAATACGATTCTGTTACAGGATGGCCGACATTAGCCAATACTTGGTTCCCGCATTATTGCATATCAAGAGAAAGTGCAACTCCACAAGTAATAAAAGGCGGATTAGTAAGCGACGGGGACCTTGTTGTTGAAGGCGAGCTTGATGTTACAGAAGGTGCAATAATAAACGGAGGTGCAACAATAAACGGAGGCGCAACTGTGAACGGAGGTCTTAATGTAGATACACTTACCGTCGATATCATAAATGTAAAGAAGTACATCAATTTCAGCGGTATTAAATTAGGATTAGACCCTAATAACAGACTGCGTGTCTTATTGCCAGAGGACACTGACAAGCACATGTATGGATATGCTATAAATCCCGCGCATGATAGCACTGTGAATGAATTTGATTTCGGATATTGGGAACGTACAGACTACTCCCATGCTTTGCTGTTAACCGTAACCGCATTAAGCGAACCGACGATAACCGTGCATGAAGTGAACGGATCAGACATATTCGTAGGAGCATTCACGGGTACAAAATATTTCAAGTTGACAGGCGGCAAATCATATACCATCAGCGGCTCTGATATCAGCGGCTATAAGACACCGTCCATGAAAACTATAGTAATGCCTGAAAGCGGTCCTTATTCCGTTGATTTCACATACGTTAAATATGGTGTTCTTATTCAGTTGATAAGTGGTAATCTTATTGAATTGGCAAATTATAAAGATACGATGAAAGCTAGTGTAAACGGAATATACGTTGCTGATTCAAACGGAATATTTATCATTGATTACAAGCTGCGCGAAACATTTACTAGCCGTTATGTAAGCAATGCCGAACATACAGTTTCAGTACATCCGTTCCCGAACGGACATTCCGCATCTTTAATTAATGATAGTAAAATCGCAGCCATTAACAATAATTTCGCTGATTTCAGAAAAGCATTGTATCTTTTGAATGGCGCATATAACTTTGCGTATTCGTTAGAAGGTCAGGAATACGGATCTGTTGGAGTAGCCTCTACGAGTATGGAGAGCTTTGGAAGTGATTTGTATACATATCAATATTGGAAGAATCATGATCAATCTTCCAACCCTCTTGATTACGGTTATTACAAATTAGCAGATTTGGCAGCTATGATGGGAATTGAATCAAGTGCAATCATGGCGGTATTCGATTACAAATTCGATTATCAACAAGTATATGACAAAGTGTTCTGGAGGATATATTCGTCACCTGATTCAGGAAGCGACGTGCATCTGCTTACTATGAGCGATACTGGTATGGTTTCAGCGGCATCCTCATCGTCTGACGATTTCATAGGAAAAGTCGATGGTTCTGTTGATATTGCTGCTACTGCGAAAGAAGGTTCGTTTTATGATGTATGGAACGGAAAAGATGGAAATGTAACTGAATTAAGAGCAATGGACACAGGTGGTTATGCTGTATATTATATGCACAAAGATGATAGCGGTGACGGTATCATAGACTATTATGCCAAAGGAACGGACCATATTGCGTTCGTATTACCAACTTATGAAATAGAAATATAATATGAAAGAGTTCAAAGGGCTTGGAAATGACTACGCATTCCGTGAAAGCCTGAAAAAAGTCGTAGCAGCAAAGAACGAAGAAAAAGATGTTGACAATCAAGTTGCCGCAACCGAGGACGTTGAGCGAGATAAGGTCGCAGAAGCAGACCCCGATAACGTTCAAAAAGAAGAAGACGAAAAGAGGGAGGAACAGACTTCGGAAGAGGAAAAGGAAGAAACCTTCTGACAAGATTGAAAATACCAAGACAGAGCGCGTAAAGAAATGCAGCTTTGCACAGTCTGCCTTGTGCGCCATGATGAAAGACGAGGCGCCGATCGAGTACAGTCTTATCGTCCAATACGCAAAATACTATAAGGTGAAAGTTTCGATGGAAATCGTCGAGAACATCATATACGCATCTGGTAATGTCGTTTTCGGGTCTTACAGATTCCAAAAAGCCCTAATGGACTTTTCGAATGGAAAGCCCGATGACAGGCGGATTGATATTCTCACAAGGATAAAATCGGAGCTGAAACACAAACTGGACAGAATTAACGGACAATGCAAAAGGCGCAAACGGGCCTAGGCATTGCCCGTTTTTGTTTCACTTTTTTCTGCTAGGTTAATTATTGCAAAAATTGTATGCCGATAATGACAACCTATAAAATTAATTATTATATTTGCGATGATTTTGATGCCTGCCAGCCGAGGAGACGGTTACAGGGTCAAGCGCAAACCGCAAGGAATGTGCATTTTAATCTCCTAAACCTTCACATCATACGAGAGTGTGGTGTGAAGTTGATTTAGGATATATAGTTCCGTCGGCTAAGCGGAACCTTTTTGTTTTATGCAAAAGCCATATCCATTTTCCTTTAGCTAAAATTAATCGGAAAATGGGGAATGAACGGAAACAATTTTACGGATGGGGAGCAGCAGCGCACCCAGCTAACTCGTGAAGAACGCATGACGCTCTTCAACAAATTTATCATGCCAAACTTGGAGACTATAAGGAGCATCTGCATGCTGTACACAAACAGGCAGCAGGACCTTGACAGTAACTACAACATGATACTCACCGACCTGTATGTGAGCATACACACATACAATCCCGACAAGCCGTTGAAGACATGGCTTTTCACCGTCGTGAAGAACAATATCTGTTCTAATAACAAGAGGGAGCAGCAGTCAACTTCCCATTATCAGGACACGGAGATATTCCCTGTATGCGAAGAATGCGTTACCTATATCGACGGGCTTTCATTCGAGGACTCGATATCTGACGACCTTTTAGATGCCATGATACGCACGCCACCCGCATGGCTCAAACCTTTCCTTATGAGACTAAGAGGCTATACCAATTCGGAGATATCTTCGATGCTCAAAATCACACCCACAATTACAAAAACAAGAATTTCCAAGACGAAGAAATTCCTGAAAGATTATTTACGACAGCACAATTTCAAACGGTAAAATATCATGAGATTCAAATACGATACAACAGAAGAAGAACAAAAGGAAGACCAGCGCGCGAACGAAAACATGAAGTACGCAACTGGCAAAAGGCAGCTTAAATACGTCCGCCGCAAGAGGGAGGAAGCAAAGAAGCTGAAAGGGATAAAGAAACGTTATGACGGAACCAAATCGGGATTGAACGCAAAGAAAACCGAAAAGGAAGTCATGGAAAGACTACGTGAGACCGCCCCTTATTCGAGGGCTCGCGTAGGAAGGAAAGAAGTCAACGCAATCCTCAAGGCGGAGGCTGTAGGGAAGGCGACACGTTTCAGGGAACAGGGAACGAAGCACATCAGGCATCTGCTTTGCATCACAGGTGGGAGACTGACTGGAAGGATGCTTTGCGCATTGCACCTGAAATACCACTGCGGGGCCGATATGGTATGCACGTTTACCCGCAGGCCTCCTACATGCACGGAAGTTGAGGGGCGCGAACACCATTTCGTCGATATCAGACCTCCCGAAGAGGACATATTGTTCGTACAGCGTGACATCAACTATAAATCATACGCCACGCTCAATACGCTGAAAGATTACAGCATCGTGGTCGTCAACTACGACGGTTTGTCCGATTTGTACAAAAGGTCTTTCGAAAATCTTGACATTGTAACCGTAAGGATAATGCGGAAAAGGTCGCTGCGTTACATGTTCGGATATACCGAAAGCGACAAGCTGAGCGATCTGGCAAGAGAAAGGGAATGTGCATTTCCGTTCGACTACACGATAGAAAACAACGGGACAAAAAAGGAATTGTTCGAGTCGCTGGAAAAGATATACGCACAATTCATGGAAAGAAGATAACACCAAAGCAACAAAAAATATGGAAAATTGGAAAATAAATCCCGACAACGGGACATTGGAAAAGGTTGAAGGAATATCTGCTACAACGAAAAAGAAGATAATCTCATCCGCTCCTGAAGTTCAGGAAGTCCCTAACGAGAGAATACTTAACTTCAAGGAACATAGCGATTTGTCAATAGTTCAAATTGTGGACAATGACACAAGAACCGTATTGGGGTATATCGCAGGATATGCCCTCGATATGGAGTTCAACATGAAGGAACTTAACAGCGTAGAGCAGATAGAGAAGTTCCTTGACGGCATGAAAAAGGCTTTCAGGCAGATAATACTCGAAAAGACATTAAACAAAGAATGATTTTTCCGTTCTTTTTTGCCATAAATTACACTATATATATAAAAACGACAATGGATGACAAGAAAGAACTATTAACGCAAGAGGAGGCTGACTTCTGTCTGATGTACGTGAACGCTCCAGCCCCCTATACATACAATGCGACAAAATGCTACGAATATGTGTTCGGTTCGGAAGAGAACGACCCAATGGCGCAGGCGAGACTGACGGGAGACGCAAGGCATCTTCTCGAAAAGGAATGCGTCATGCGCCGTATAGAGGAACTGCAAAAAATAAACCAGCAGGACTCTACCGCGCTCAAAGGACATCTTAATTCCACTTTGGTACACATCATGGACGAATGTTCGACAAGGGAGTGTAAAGACAGGCTTGGTACGTCACTTTCCCCCGCGGCATTACGTTCCGTTGCCGTCAGTGCAGCGAAAATGCTGATGGATATGAATGGGATAAAAGAAGAGACAGACATGAAAATACAGCTCGGAGGTTCGGCCGGGAATGGTATCACATTTAACTTGATTGCTCCACAGGAAAACAAAAACAAAGATGTAACAGATGATAAATAAATATGCTGAAAACTGGAGAATACGTTAAGATAGTATGTTCCGATGAACTTGTAAGCCAGCGACTGGTGGGTTTGGTCAATCAGAAGGGATATATAACCCTTTGTAAAAACGGAAATACGAAGTCAATAGGTGCATGGGTAAAGATAACAAAGGGACGTAACAAAGGTGAGGAGTGGTTCATACCGAAGCAGTCGATACAGACACAGATGGACGTTGACTGCGCGAGAAACGACGCGATTCTACGATCGATTAAAATCTAATTGGCGATGAAGAAACTTATAGCGCCTAACCTGAACATCAACTTTGCGCCGTCCGAACGTCAGTACGAACTATGGAAAGCATTACAGCCTAACAGATGCGACAAATGCGGAGGAAAGCTGGAAATGCGCCCGTCTGGGCACGACCGCACTGGACGTGTCATATATGAGCCTACGTGCGTCGATTGTGGCAATACAGATATACCCGAACGCATTCTCGGAGGTGGAGCTGCGGGCGGCGGAAAATCTTACTTAGGATGTTCGTGGGTGCTATTTTCTTGCATTAACTTCCCCGAAATGCTCTTTGCAATAGGACGAAGGGAGCTGAAAAAGCTAAAGGAATCCACATGGCTCACCCTTTTGAGGGTTATGAAGCAATGGGGTCTTAAAGAAGACGTAAACTATCACATCAACAATCAGGCGGGAACCGTGACGTTCTGGAACGGTTCCGTAATCATGCAACTTGCATTGGCCCCCAGCCTTGCAGACCCCGAATATAGTTTCCTTGGCTCCCTCGAACTGTCAGGGGCGTTCATCGACGAGGTGTCGGAAGTGCCTGAAAAGGCGATAGACATACTTGCATCCCGTATTCGTTATCGAGTTGCTGAAACGTTTATTGTAGGAAAACTGTTTATG